ATCATCAAGTCAAAAATATCCAGCAAGCGGAACATTCACCGCTGATGATATTTCTGATGACATCTACACTTTACACAAGCACGGAAAACCAAAGACCATATACCCTAAATGTTATAGCTTCGGTGGGCTAAAAGACGCATTTACAACTATGCGAGGTCACTTGACTGTAGTTACAGGAATACCCTCACACGGTAAATCTAATTTTGTAGAGTGGTACGTTCTTAATTTAGTTAAGGATTATAATATGAAAGCTTCATTTTATTCTCCTGAACATCATCCAATGGCTTTACATCAATCAACTTTTATAGAAAAGGTGTTTGCCAAAAACTTTTTCATGACAAATCCTGATAGAGAAAAAGTATCAGAACAAGACATAGAATCATACATAAAGTGGTCCAAAGAAAAGGTTTATATAACATATCCTGAAAACGAAAGACCGACATGGACTTGGTTGTTAGAAAGATTTAAGGAACAAGTTTATTCTTATGGTGTAGATATTTTTGTGATTGATGCCTTTAATAAAGTAGAAATGAGTGGTAAAAACAATGAGCTGTCTCAAATTAGAACAACACTAACTAAACTTACAAATTTTGCACAACAGTATGATGTCATGATATTTCTTGTGGCTCATCCAACTAAAATGCAAAAGGATGATTTAGGATATTACAAACAACCTGACCTTTACAGTGTAAGCGGAAGTGCTGACTTTAAAAATATATGTCATGATGGAATGCTTGTTTATAGATATTTTAGAGACTATAATGATTATAGAAAAGATGACGTTGTTGTTAAGTCACTAAAACAAAAGATGAAGTTCCAAGGGGAGACCCTGGAGGAACAAGTATTTAGGTATGATTTGCCTAGCGGTAGATATAACGCTGTTAATGTAGAACCAAACACTAATAGTATGATAAGTGATAAGTATTACATAGAACCTAGAATGAAGCCTGATAATCCATGGGCAGGAATAGACAGAGAAAAAATACATCAAAATGATGACGACCTGTTTTAATGTTCAAAAAACCTAAAAAAATAAAACCTTGTGATGTTAGGGTAACACCTGAACATTATGAAAAAATGCTTTGGTGTCACAGGCTTGGTATTAAGACATATCCAGTTTGGAAAAAGAAAAAACTCCATGTAGAAATAGAAAATCCACTAGCAAAAAACCGCATAACAGTGTCTCCAAAAGACTATACACAATGCGAAATGCAACAAGAAATGTGGGATTTGTACATAAAACTATACGATAAATACAAAAAAAGTGTTTAACTTAGTTTAGATTTGTAAAAAAATTTAATCAAATCCATGAAATACGAATTAAACAAAAGAGAGAGGAATGCCTTAGAATTAGAATCTGAAAAGGTTCAGTTGGAGGAATTAGTTTCTAAAGTTTTGTCGAGAGTTTCGTGGAGTGATAGAGCCAAAATTGATAAACTATTATTTTACGACCATACATTACACGGGCATCTTGATTGCACGAATTTAAAAAAAGACAAAAAGGCTGTAATCAGCAAGTCTAGAATTATCTACAGAGGAATCAAGAAAATTGACACTAATTTAGGAAACGTATTTCTTCGACATCAAGATGATGTTTAAGAATGTTTACACCTAGAGAGAAATTTATAATAAAAGTATGTGAGGAGCTACACGATGATGTGGCAGATACATGCGACTCTCTACTTGACATAGACAAACAGCAGGCAAAATCTTCAGTAAGAAGATTAGTTGGCGCCGTTGACATCCTCCAAAACTTAATAAAGGAAGACGATGAAACGGAAATCTGAAAATCAAATATTTCTTGATAAATGTATGGACCTTTGGGATAAAGGTGTTACAAACAATAAGACAAGAATTGCCGAAGTAGCCATAGAAGCTTTAGAGATGGATATGACTATAGAGAAAGGTAGGAGAATGTTTTCTCAGTATCTACACAGGCATGCCATCAAACAAGAAAACCCTGCTTTAGTCCAAGAAACAGAAAAGGTAGGTATAGACCCATCGACAGTAAGACAAGCGTGGTATAAAGGCAAACACTGGTCAATACAATTCAGACCAAGTGCCGAAGGACCATCTTTTGAACAAATGCTTAGAGACCACGTAGATGCAATAAAAAAATATCCTATTAAATATAAAATCAATCGTAAGCCCATACGTGTTAAAGACGATAAATATCTTCTTGTTGTCGACCCTGCTGATATTCACATCGGAAAACTTGCACGTGCTTATGAGACTGGCGAGGAATACAATAGCGATATTGCTATCAAAAGAGTCCATGAAGGAGTAGCTGGTATATTAAAAAAAGCAGAAGGTTTTAAAATAGAAAAGATATTATTTATAGCTGGGAATGATGTTCTTCATATTGACACACCAAAAAGATTAACTACATCTGGAACACCACAAGATACTGATGGTATGTGGTATGAAAATTTTTTAAAAGCTAGAGACATGTACATAACTGTGATTGACAGGTTGTTGCAGACAGCTGACGTTCATTTTATGTTTAATCCTAGCAATCACGACTACACTAATGGTTTCTTTTTAGCTCAAGTTATCCTTGCTTGTTTTTCTAAATGCAAAAACATAACATTTGATGTTAGCATAGCTCACAGAAAATATTTTAAATATCACAACAATTTAATAGGTACAACGCATGGAGATGGAGCAAAGTCACAGGACCTACCATTGCTAATGGCTCAAGAAGCTAAAAAACTATGGTCTGAAACAATACACAGATATTATTATACGCATCATGTCCACCACAAAACATCAAAAGATTTTCCTGGAGTTACTGTAGAAAGTTTAAGGTCACCCAGTGGTTCAGACTCTTGGCATCACAGAAATGGGTATCAACATGCCGTCAGAGCTATAGAAGGTTTCTTACATCACACTCAGCACGGACAAATAGCAAGATTAACACATATTTTTGCTTAGAAAACATTTTTATTGTTATCTTAGTCAATATTTTTACACTATGATTAAGTTTCCTGAGAGAATCAAGCAAGTTTTAAACTTCAAAGGTATCGGCAACAGTAAGATACATCCTACAGATATAGATGCCATACTAGAATTTAATGAAAAACATCTTATAATATTCGAAGTAAAGAAGCAGGGGATGAAAGTTCCGATAGGGCAAAAGCTTTTATTCGAAAGATTAGCAGATTGTTGGGAAAAAACAAATGGACCAGCATGGGTTGTTTACTGTTTCCACACTACAGAAACAACAGATATTATAGACATGGAAAACTGTTACGTAAAGTATGTTTATAGAGATGCTGTAATACACAAGCATGAAGCTCCTGTTCGTGATTTTTTAATGACACTTGCCGACAAATACGAAATTACCAAGCTAAAAGAGAGCCTATAGTCTTCGTATATTTGTATATGCGAAGAATACTTTTCAATAGGAACCCTGACATTTACGAAGCACAAGTATTATCAGAATACGTGGAAGAGATGCGCAAAAAAAGAGTTCCTATGGATAAGCTTTACTTTTTTATAGACTTAGATTCAAACCAAGGTATTGAAATTACAACATTTCCAACAGCTTCCGTAGAATTTTTAAGCGATGAGTTAGAGTGTTCTCATTTAGAAGCCTTATATTGTTTTGCAAATCACCCAGGGTTTTTGAAAGACTTAAAAGAAATGATGTACTGGAACGATTTAAATGGAATAAATAAATACAATGTCACAACAATGCATTTTAATAAACAAGAAGAACAGATTCTAAATGAAACTGTTGTTTATTCAAAGTCTATAGAGGAAGCAGAAGAAGAATTAGTGTCTCAGGGCTTTGTTGTGACTGAGATAATTAATGTAGATGACTAGAAGAAGAAGAGCAAAAAGACAAATTACCCGCTCAAAAAAAGTAAAAGAAGATAACATAGAGTTTGCAAGTAAGTTAGAATTACACATGTACAGGATTCTAAAGAAGATAAAAGTGCCATTTACTTACGAGGGTCAGACTTATGTTATTGTAGACGGATTTCATTCTGACAACGATTCGTTCGAAAAAACGAAAGCAAAGAAACAATTACACAACAGGGGTAATAAAAAAATACTACCAATAAAATATACTCCTGATTTTGTAGATAAAGAGTATCCTCCACGATTTATTATAGAATGTAAGGGTAATCCAAACGAGTCTTTTCCAATAAGATGGAAGCTGTTCAAAAAGTTTTTGAATGATAGTGATATTACCGCCAAACTATTTATGCCACGGAACCAAAAAGATTGTGAAAAGGTGGGTGAATTATTGAAAGAAATTTTGTAGCTTTGTACCGATTAACTTGTTAAAGGTTCTCAACCTTTACTTATAGTGTAAATAAGCGTCTGTCGTAACACCCAGGCGCTTTTTTTATTTACCATAATAAAGTATTCTGTACTGTAACATTTCTAAAACAGACTTTGGTATGTTCTTGCCAGTTATAGAAGAGTGTAGATTATTAAGTCTGTTTATAGAGTTGTTGTCGTGGTTGCCATCTAAATACTTATAAAGAAGCAATGACTTCATTTCAGGGTCAGTCTCATATAGCATGTCAACAACAGATTTACTATCTAGAGCAGTCCCTTGATAATTAGGGTTGTCATGTAAAGCTTTGTAGCCTTGATATATGTCTTTGTATCTCATAAAAGATTTAACCTCTGCTTTTCTTACATCTTCCTGATTATATTTTAAGTCTTTGCTAACTGGACTTTGAAGTGTTCTTTTGTAAATATCTATGCTAGACTTTTTAATTAACTCTAAAACATCTTCATCTGAAGCATTTTCTCTCATCATTCTATACAAGTCTTTTCTTACCCTAGAATCATAATTCTTTTCATTAACAAAGAAGTTATACATGTCTAGGTTTTTAGCCATGTTAGCAGCTAAATCAGGTCTATCTTTTAGCATTTCTATTTCTCTATCGTATTGTGTTTTAGATATACCTTGTAGTTCTAGCATTTCTCCTTTCATCAATGCGTTTACGTTTCTACTATTAAAACCTCCACCTGAGAGTGCATTTACTATCTCTCCCTCTTCCATGCCTTGTTTTCTTGCTGCGTCTATTTGATATAATAGGTTTTCCGAAAACTCTAACATGTCCTCTCTGTAGTCTGTAACAATACCCTCTACTTCTACAAGTGATTTAGATTGTTGACCTTTTACATTTTTTATTTTCTGTTTTACAGCATCAGAAGATTGTATACTGTTTTTCCTTGCGTAATTTTTTAATTGTAAATCCCAGCTAGTAGTTTGAACTCTAAATCCAAGAAGCGCTAAAAGCTCATCTTCTACAGTATACCTTCTACCAGTATAAGGGTTTATTTCATCTAACCCAAACCAACCCTGTGAACGAGCTATGTTTGCAGCATTTCTAATAGCTCCAGGAGAAATGTTGTTTACACCCCACTTTACTCTTTCGAATATATCATCACTTAAAACATTTCCTGTTGTGGGGTCAACACCTGTCACTATTGCTATACCAGTGTTAGCTGTTAAGTCTAAAGAAAGATATGGTTCTAGCTGTTCCCAAGCCGCTAGTTTTATTTTATCAGGAAGGTTTCTGCCATTCCTATCTTTCATTAATATATCTAGTCCTTTTTTTATCTGAGCGCTTGGTGCTATAGTGTTTATGTCAAAGTATTGTAACTCTCCTGACTCAGGGTCTTTCCCTGTATAAACAAAAGAAGCATCCCTATAATACTCAGGCATCATATCTTTCAATGCGTTGTCCTCATCGTCAGTAATGTCAAACATCGCTCTTGAGCCCATAGAAATACCGTAGGGAATTGCTATTGCCATGCTATAATTCAAAGCGTGCTTGAGAGCCATTTTGTTTCTACCTTCCTTAAAATCTTCTGCAATAAATTTTAAATTATTATAATGTGCTTGAGTTATAAGATATGGGAAAGAAACAAAAGTACCTGTAAGAGGAAACCTTCTTAGCTGTCTAATTGTTCTAGGTAGTTGCGAATATGTTGGTTGTCCGTTTCTAACTCTGTCTGCGGCTTTTTGAGTTGCTTCCTCTACAGACATTCCAGTCTCAACAAAAGCATCTCTTTTTTGATAAAAAGCAAATGTTTTGTAATAGTCATCACCAAATTGATAAACTTTTGTGACAAGGTTGTTGAATTTGTCTACATTTTTTCCTAAGGTTCCTGACTTTCTTCTTAAACCTTCTAGCGCATATATGTCATTGATTATTTCCATAATCTCTTGAGCACGACCACCATCCTTCATAACGCCTAGTTCAATAAGTTGTTGAACCTCAGCTTTTATTTCTTTCGGAGATTTTTTTGTATCCCACGCTAATCTCATAGATTTAGATGCGTTTTGCCAATTCCCTGGGTTTAAAATATTTTCTCCATTTAACATTGTAATTAAAGCTCCAGATATAAAGTTTCTGGCAGTAGTCATAGGAGACAATATAGTTTTACCATATTTAACACTTCCTTGTGCCGTTACAATGTATTTTAAAAAGTCATTTTGTATTGGTGCTAATCTTTGTATGTCTTGATATGCTTCATATACATCGTCAGGAACGTATAGTTTACTTAATATATTAAAAGACTGTTGTCCAGACTCTAGTCGTTTTTTACCTGGACCTCCCTCTTTAGTAGCTAGACCCATACGTAAAAGACTATTTGAAAGATTCTGTTGATATTCTACAGCAGCTATGTAAGAAGAAACTTTTTCTAACGTGTTTACATAATTATATAAAGGGTCTTTTATCTCTCCTAAGTAATTTTTAAATGCTTCAGATAAATTTTTATTTCTTTTCTTTAAAAAGGGTGATGATATTTTACCGTCAGCCAAAGAAGCAATGTATGTACCTCTATCAGGTGCATCAAACGCTTGAGCTATATAATCATCAACAAGCTTTTTTGCTTCTACAATACTTATACCTTGGTCCATTGCAGTTTCTGCTACTAGCAAATCATAAGATTCATTGATTGCAGAGCGTGCTAATGCAGGGTCACCAATCATTTCTTGTAGGTAATTTAAATCTTTAAATGCAGCATAAGTTCTGTGAATGTATGTTCCTTTATTATCTTGTAACGTTTTAATTAAGTCTTGTGTTCTTTCATCGTTTTTGCCATACTTTTCAAGCATTGCTACAAGCTCATCAGTTTTCTTATCTATTTCAAGTCGCATTGACTCAATAACGTTTTGTTGTTCAGGAGTAAATATGCCATCAACAACATTTCCAGCTAACGCTTCATTTACGTAAGCTCCAAACTGTCGCTCTTGTTTTTTAGTCATTGACTTTGTAGCAGCATCGTACATGTCAAGAAACACAACTTGCTGGTCTGATAAATAATTTTGGATTGCAGTTCCTTTTCTTCTGTAAGCTCTTATAGCGTCTCCTATGTTTTTAGGTAAACCTGCGTCTCGGAGAAAAGTTCTCCTAAAAGCTCTGCGTATTGTTTTTGCAATTTTTTTAACTCTGTCTACAGGTTGTAGTCTTTCAGAGTTTTCAGGAAGAGGTTTTACAACCACAGGTTCTTTCGACTCTTCCTGCACCGTTTTAGGTGCTTTCTTTTTTTCGTCTAAGTATTTTTTGTTCCTTTTTTCGGCTTGTTCTGCGATGTAACGAACGCTTTCCCCACTCTTTCCAAACTTAGAGGAATTTTCTTTAATGTTTTGTAGGTTTCCAGCCCTGTCTTCTGCGCCGATATATTTCGAACGGATTCTCTCAAGTCTTTGCTCATGATTTATATTGTTTTCATTTAGTACCTGTACAAATATACCAATTTTTTCGTTAAGTTCTACATTATTTCCATCTGCGAAGTCAATAATTCCTATCTCGCCAGTATCTGTATTCATAGAATACTCAATTCCTAGCTCATCTAAAGCAGTTCTTACACTTTCTAGGTTATTATTATCTTCGATTATGAAGTTAAATTTTGAGGCATCACCCTCACCTTCACCTACAATCATACCAGCGATTGTACTTTCTTGTGTTTCAGGAGTGATAGCGCCCAACACAGAAGCATATTCTATCGCCTGTTCGTATGTAGCTCCTTCTAAGTAAACCTCAGAAGATAGCTCTTGTAAGTAAGTGCCGTCATCTAAAAAATAACCACCAATGCCATCGTTCATGGCGCTGACTGTCAAGCCCATAGTTTCGGCAAGCTTTTTGGCTTTTGTTTTATACTGTTTGTATTCTTTAGTCTTTCTTTTCTTTTGTGCGTCCTCTACGCTTGTTACGTTTCTGTCGTAATATGGTGCAGACAAAATACCAATAGCTTCACGTTTAGTTTTATATATTTCTAAAACCTCATCTATTTCTTGGTTTACATCAGCTAATCTTTTTTGTGCAGTGGTAGATTTCTTCTTTTCTAAAGTTCTTTTTTCTTTTTCTAAATCAGTTAATCTTCTTGTTTGCTCATCATCTATGTCTCCATAAATTTCTTTTATTTCTCTTCCAAACTGAATATCTTTTAGCCTATCATCAACTTGACGCCAAGTTTCATCGTCATTGTTTACAGTGAAATTTGCTTGCTCTAATTGTTCGTCAGACATTGCGCCTAAACGTCTTATAAAGTCTGCTTTAGTAGTTTTACCTCCGTTAATTTTATATGAAGGAGCGCTTCCTGCATCAATAACAGTACCTCCTACTGTTGTTGCAATACTAGACATTGGGTCAAGGAGACCTTCTAAAGCCATTTCAGCTGTGTTAAATTCTTGTCCTGATGTTGCTTGCGCTGCAAATTCACCAAGAGACCCACCAGCCATATCTAAAGGCGTAACTTTAGCAAACGACTCTAAACCTGCTCTCAAACCTTTTCTTCCTGCCCTAAATACATTTGATGCTATTCTTATTCCTAGTCCAGCAGTAAACGCATTAACAGCAGCAATAGAAACACCCCTAGCTAAAGCTCTATTCTGTACTTTTTGTAATTTTTCAGGGTCCTGTAAAAGGTTTGCTACATCTTGTCTTGTAAAACCATCACCTAGCTCCTCTAGAAAAAACTCTCCAAAAGATAATGCCATGTCAGTTTGAGCTCCCATTGCTGTCATTGCAGCAGGAATACCTCTCATAAAACCACCTAAAGCGCCATAAGGTCCTCCAGCAGCAAACCCTAATGCGGTATTTGTTCCTAGCGTGGCGAGTCCTGTAGCTATAGCGTCATCATTAAACATAGAACGCATGCTTCTCATAACGTATTCTGTAGCAGCACTAGGGTTGTTAGCTGCGGCTTTTACAGCTGCGTAAGCATCGTTACCGTTTTCTTGTAAATCTTTTTGGAACTGTTTCATCTCATCAGACATAGGAGTTGTCTGTGATTCAAACATTTCTTTAAGCATTATGTTTGCTTGCTCTACCGTAGGGTTGCCTTTTGAAAATGTGCCTATCTCATTCATTAATTCGGCAGCAGCTTCAGCTGCATCTGCATCTTCTTTTCCGCTAGCCCATGCTCTAGCTTGGTCATCTATAAACTCTCCAAACGGCAACTGATTAATGAAATCACCAAACCCTCCTTTTAAATACTGACCGTCTGTGTCTTTTTCTACACCTATGGTAGGTACGCCGAATCCATTGTATTTAAAAAACTGTCTGTATTCATCGGCTTTTTCTGGTTCGAATAAATCCGAAGACAACTTGGTATTTTCCAATGAAAAATTTGATTCCGAAAAAGCGATTGGAATGTTTTCTGTCGGCTTGATTGAAGAGACTTCTGGATTTTTTTTTTCAGTGAGAAGAGCTTGAAAATCTTCTATCGGTTTTGCATATCCTTTTTCTTTGACGTAATTATAATTGTCCAATAAAACTTCTTCATCAGAATTTATCAGCAACGTAAAATCTTCTAACGTCTTAGTGTACCCTTTAGATACAGCTCTCTTATATAAATCTTCTAATACTTCCTTGTCCATATTATTTATTGCTATAATCTGGTCCTTGATTTTCTGTTGAGTTGTTTAATTTTAATATGTTATTATATTCATCTATATCAAATCCAAACACAGATTGTAATTGTCGAAGAGCCATTTGATTTGTTCCTGGGTCAACTACTTTTCTAAAATTGACTCTTTTTAAACCTTTGTTTTTAACCTCTACATCGGACATAGAATTAAAATTCATTATGTCCATAATATCTCCAGTCTTTTCATTAACAGCCATAGTACCAAAAACTTCTAGACCATAAGGAGTTAATCTTACGTCAGAAATATAAGCGCCCGAAGGAACAGTTTCTGATTTACCAGCAGGAGCATCTCCTATCATATCTTTGCCTGTAAAAGTAGCTCTCATTAATACTGAAGTAGCAGAGCCTTTTTTATAAGAATATAATAATGTTTCAGGGTCATAATTTATAAAGCTACTTGATGAAGTCCTTGAGCCTCCAGTGTTAGGCTTACTTCCTTCCTTATTTCTGTACATGTTTTGCAGGTCGCCAATAGATTTCATAGCCAGAGCTTCTCTCATCTGGTCTATGTTAGCAATAATTCCTTCGTCACTAAAATCTGTTCTCAGAGGAACTTGATTTTCTCCATCACCCACAATACCAGCTCTAACAGCAGCATCATAAACTTCATGCGGTTCAAAGTTTTGTAATCTTCTAGTTAATATGTCTGCTTGAGATTGTGTTAGCGTTCCGTTGGGGTCTTTGGTGTAATCTAAATAGCGTGTAAAAGTATTGTTTTTACCCTGTATTTGCCTTGGCTGTGTCATCTCTACAATATCTTCCAGCACACCATTTAAATCAGTAGATTGTCTTGCAGTAAACAAAGTGTCCCAAGTTTTTGCGTTTATTGTTTTCCTGTTACCATCTTCTCCTTCTGTATATATTCTTTGCACCCCGCTAGACTCTGTTTCAAAACCTATGTTTTCACCTAAATCCTGTATCATAGCCATAACAACGTCATTATACATGGAAGCTTTTCCGTTTGCTTCTAGAGTGCTATCATTCTTTACAAAGGTAGATATTCTATTTCCTAAGTTTTGCACTTGTTTGGCGCTATACTGCAAGGCAGATGTTTTTGCGCTTAAGGCTTTTTTATCTTTTGTAATATTAAATTCTTCGTTAGCTTTTTCAAAGTCAGATTGTAGGTATGACATATATTCGTTGACAGCCATGTCAAGATTGTTTATACCAATCCCTTTGTAACCTGAAGAGTTTATGGTGTCTTGTAGCTTATCTTGTCTACTTAAAGCAAACTTTTCGTTAGCCGCTTGTTCAGCTTGCTCTTGTTTTCTTTTTTCTATTTCACGCTGACTAATCCTGTCTGCCATGTTTGCAAATGGCGTATAAAAATCTGCTGGCTTCACCTGCGGTGCCGTTGCCATTCCTGCGTAATATGCTCCTTTACTCATAATATATTTTTTATGTTAAAGCTCCTGCTTGTGCTGCTACGTCAAGAGCTTTCATAGGTACACCAGCTACAGTTTGTAATCCTTGTTGAACCGCTGCACGCCCTGCTTGCATCTCAGCAGCCATTCCAGCTATATCTTGGTTTTGTCTAGCTTCTACAGTATTAAAGCCACGAACTTTTTCTTGATATTTTACGTTTTGTAAATTAGCAAGCTTCTCGTCAGTTCGAACAGCAGAAGCCGCTAAAGCATTTGAAGTGTTTGCTTGAATACCTGATGTAGCTCCTATTACTGCTCTAGCACCACCCATTTGTACCGCTTCTGTTTGGTTAGCTTCGCTTTGCATTATGTTCTCCACGTTCCTTTGCTCACCGAGGTCTGATACTCTCATATCACTAGCTAAGTCTGTAACCTCTTGTCTTTCGTAGTTTTCTAAATCTCTTTTAGCACGCTTTGCACGGACCGCACCGCTTATTGCTTGTGCTCCTCCAGCTGCTGCTGCTGTTGCCGCTCCTATTGCTATTGCTGTTCCTGTTGCGATTGCCATATTGTTATCATTTCTGTTATATTCCTATCACTTTCAAAAAAACCTGAGTTTTCATAATAAAACTTCAGTCCCTTATGTTTTAATACAGCGTATCCATATTTAGCTCCTGTTTCTTGAGCTACAGCAGATAAGCTGTTTATTAAAAATTGGATAGCATCTTTTCTATCCTTTCCCTTATACTGCTTGTTTGATATTACAAACTCAATCCAAGCAACTTTAGAGTTAGTCAGGTATATGAAACCTGCACATATCTCTTTTTTATCCTTAGTGACCATAAAGCCACCTGTTCCGTTTTCAGGCAGAAAGTCTTGAGGTATTGGTTCCCACTTCCAATCTTTCCACCATTTTACTAGAGTATCGTAATCTGATTCTACTAGCCTTCTTAATTTTAATTTCATTAAATTATTTACTGCTTTGCGTTACTTCTGTACCAACTGCAAACAATTCTATTGGAGTTGATTCATAACTTGTACACGTAAAGCTGCCAAAATATCCTTTCAATCCATAGCTTTCTATCACTGGGTCTTTTGTAGCAAAACAAAATTGACCAGGGTCTACTGGGTCAGCTATAGAGTCTAACATAATATAATCTTCAAATACAGCAATAATTTTACCTAAATACGTATACGATTTACCATATATTTTATAAACGAAGTCACCATACTCAATGGCGTTATCTATAAATCTAAAATACATAGATGTGCCATTTGTAGATATTAGTGTACCTAGCCCTTGCACGGTAAGTCTTTCTAAATTAAGATTGTCGTCTCTGTCAGTTCTGATGTGAGCTTTAAACAATCGCTCTCTCTCTTCAAAATCATCATAAGTTGCTCCGCCTTTATCTAAGTCTGTGTTTATTTCTACTCTCCAGAAAGCAGAAGAGCCTTCCATATTAAGAGTTCTAAAGTTTTTCACAGCTTCTGGGTCATCATTTATGATAGTTTCAACCTTGCTAGGATAATATTTATCGTAAAATTTGTTACGAGAAGCGTCATCAATGTTATGTTTGTATATATTACCGCCCTTAAAAGTGTAAAAGTCTGACTTCATGTAGACCATATCTTCAGGAATGTAAGAATAAAATGACGTCCAGCCGTTATTTATTTCACTAAACCCAACTGTTTTGTTCTCGTAGTTTGCCATAGCACAAATTTACTAATTTATCTAAGACAGTTTTTGCACCTGCTCTTCAATCCACTTGTACGTTTTTTCCACACCATCTCTAAGACTACCGCCTGGAGTCCAGTTCAATTCTTGCTCCATTAATGTGTTGTCTGAGTTTCTTCCTCTCACACCTTGTGGACCTTCTATGTGCACAATATCCAAATCTTTTTTTGCAACTTCCATTACTATGCGTGCATAGTTATTTATAGATACCATTTCTTCAGAACCTATATTCATTGGTCCCTGAAATCCTTTGTTCATCATAAATTTACGGACTGTATCAATAGCATCATCTATATACATAAACGACCTAGTTTGTTCTCCATCTCCCCATATTTCTATACTATCGTTTGATTCTGCAACTTTTCTACAAATTGCAGCAGGAGCTTTTTCTTTGCCGTCAGTCCATGTTCCGTATGGTCCAAAGATTCCATGAAACCTTCCTATCCTTACATCTAAGTTTTTATTTCTTGCAAAAGCCATGTACATTCTTTCACTAAACAATTTTTCCCATCCATATTCAGAGTCAGGTTCAGCAGGATATACGCTATCTTCTGTACATTTTGGGCTTTCTGGGTCCAGCTGATTGTACTCTGGATACACACAGGCGCTACTTGCGTAAAATATTCTACCAGGAGCATGCTCATCAACAACGCATTCCCTTAATACATTCATATTGATTAAGGCAGAGTTGTGCATAATATCTGCATCACTATCACCAGTAAACAGATAACCAGCGCCACCCATATCGGCAGCAAGCTGATAAACCTCATCGAATTTTCTTTTTCCTTCTAAAGGTCTGAATGCGGCAGAGCATATATGACTCCATCTTAAATCTCCAACAATAAAGTCGTCTGCTACTGTTTTCCAAAATTCAGGTTTTTTTAAGTCTACTGCTCTAACATAGTAGCCTTCTTCTTTTAATCTTTTTATAAGGTGTGAGCCTATAAAACCTCCACCACCTAAAACTAAAGCTGTTTTCATTTTTCTTTTTTTAAATCATTAATATCTACAAGAACCCTATCTTTCCACTGATTCCAGTTTCTCTTTGTATGCCAGTGTTTTATAATATCAAAGGGCTTGTCTTCGTAACCAGTAACTTTTACTTCGTCAGCTACCAGACCTCTCCATTTTTCATTAGACCCTATATGATTATCTTCATAACAGTGCCACAATACAGCATCTCTAGGCGCATAAATGTTAAATCCATTCATCCATGCCAAACAAGAAGAAATTTCTTGGTCCATCCATGGATTAAAATATGCATCGAACGTCATAGATTTTGCTACATGTCTTTTTGTAAACTGAAAAGCCCCCGCAGCCGTTATTGACTCTTCATATTCTTGCTCAGGAATTTTTCCTACAGTGTTTTCAAAACTGAACACATCGGTAAAGCCCTCTACTAAAGCTTTGTTGTTTAGGGTTTTAGTTGTATATACATCATAGGACTCGTTCATTCCGAAGTGTGGAGGGTATGCTGATATAAGACAATCTTCTCCTATTTTATTATATAAATTAATAAGCTTTGTGTCCCATCCTTCAATAAATCTTGTGTGTGAATCTATTTGCAACCAATACTCTTCATCCTCAAGCATGTCTCTTGTAAGGATATTTCTTGCCCATCCTGTTCCTTTTGTATCGTTATGGTGCACATATTTAACATTCATTTTTCCTACGGCTTCAGAAAGAAAAGTGTTCATCTCTTCTTTAGTGCCCTGAAACAATACTCCAAATGTTATTCTATCAGGTCTGTCAGCCCTTTTGTGTGCGTCTTTTATTGTGTTTATTAAGTCTGGGTCTCTATATGATGCTATACTTAAAAATATTCTATCCATAAATTTTACTTTTGCCGTCAGTTAATATGTCTAATCCAGTATCATTCAGCATACTTATAGCTTCCTGCCACTGATTTATTATAGGTTTTCCCATTACATTAAACGATGTGTTTATTAATATTGGCTCATGACCTAATTCCTTCATTCTAGTTAAAAGTAAATAAACAAAGGGATTTGATGACGAGGTGACTGTTTGTAACCTAGCGGTATAGTCTTTGTGTATTATAGATTGTATACTTTTATTTACATTTTTAACTGTTGCGTTGTGGCTCATATATTCAGTGTGTTTTCCAAAATCAAACCACGTGTTAGCATCCTCCTTTCTACATACAGGTGCGAAAGGTCGGAAAGCCTCTCTATGTTTTACTTGGTCATTAAGTTTTTCTTTGAAACCTTTTTTAGGCAGACATAGTATGCTTCTATTACACAAAGCTCTTGCTCCGTGCTCTCCACGTCCTTGACATAAACCAATTATTTTGCCTTCTAATAAATCCTCACACATCTCGTCAATGCTGTATGGTTTGTGTTGTGTATACATACCAAACATTTCTGAGCCTAAATATTTTGTGTCAACAACATGACCAGGTTTTATTTTATGAAACAACATCCCTACAGATAATCCTCTATCGTCAGGATTAGGACTAACAAAAGCGTCCCATTTAGCGTTGTTTATAACATTTAAGGCGCCACCTCCACTAAACTGTAACTCATAATCTTTATGCGTCTCAACAAAAGGGTCTATAGTTTCTTTAAATATATCCTCAAAAACTTTTTGTGTAGCAGCGGCTAAGTCGTAAGATTTTTCTTCATCAAATCTTTTTTCAGGACTTACATTAAATATTCTTTGGAAGTTTTCATGCGCTGTATTTACATTATCTGTTTGTTGCATCTTAAAGTAGCGATACATTTTATCATAGTCATCTTGATTTACTGTCCCGTATGCAGACAGTCCCATAAGCTTACCTGCATATACCAAGTTACCCCACCACCAATTTTCTTCTTGTTTTATTGGAGACAGATAGTGGGCTACAGCAGCATAGGGGACGCATATATCTTGTTTTGTAGAAAATATTTTTTCTGGCACCTTATCTTCTTCAGTTCTATATATATTAAAATGCCCTTCATCAGAGCCCCCATCAAAAGATATATTTAAACTTTTTTTCGCTGGCGATTGGAATATAACATTGTTTACATGAGCAAGATGATGTCCTACCCACTCATAGTTTTTAGCAGGCAAAACGTTTATATTAGTTAAACAGCTATTGTATAAGCAATTATCATACACATAACTACCATATTTTTTAACAAAATAATTATGTATTTGCAAAGTCAAATCGTCTGGGTTTTCTTCTGGAAAATGAAAATAAAAAGCTGCGTTTTTCTTGTTTACAAACCTTTCTAACTCTACTACCTCAAGAACATCAGCTTTGTGGGATAATGCAACAGAAGCGTTGTGAGACCCATATACAGCTATGTTAAAGTATGATTGTTCATATTCCCAATGAAAACTCCACGTTTTATCCCATCCATACTCTTCTACTTCCCATGGAAATCTATTATATGATATTTTAGGTCTGTTAAAGTTAGTTCCTTCTCTGTGAAAATCTTTTTTATTTTGCTGACCTCTAATAATGTTTACGTAGTCAGAAAAAGTCGATAGGTGACTACCTAAAAAAATATCTGCTTGAGAGCATACAACTTGGTCTAAAAGCAAATCGTCAGTGTCGTTTACTCCTGATTGTGGAAAATCAGTTAGATATAATACGTTGTATTTCTTTTTTAATGGCAAAAATACAGACTTGTCTTTTTCGTCTGTAGCTATAAATAAAGGCTTGTCGTTAGGTATTCTGTTAGAAATATCATCTAGAAGGTTTACTGTTTGACGCTCTGCAATATCTTTTCTTACCTGCAAAAAGTCATTTCTTCTAACATGAATAGCATTAAATTCACCTAGTTTGTCTGTAATCTTTTTAGCTTTCTCAAAAATATCAGGTCTATACTGTATCCCTAAGTTTACTTTCTCTTTTATCCTGTTTCTAATAACAGGTGTTTTGCCATATACATGATAATAAAAATGACCGAACAAGTTTCTTGGAAAGTGCATGAACTTATCATCACACTCTAAATCTATGACTTGTCTGTCGTCTTTAAAAATGTTAAACTCGCTATGGTCCTCTATGCCACATGTTAAGACATAATCGTTACCAGGACCTTTCATAGGACCTAGTTGTCCGTCTTTGTCGCCAAAAGTAATAACTTTCGCAACAGACGAAATATTTTCGAAATATTGCGTATCGTTTTCAAGATTTTCATATTCTGGAATGTCATAATATTCTATACAATCAAAATGCTTTCTAAATTTTTTTTTATCTAAAGCATCAAACATGTCAAACCATGTTTTTTTATCTTGCCATTCTGATAAGAATAAACAATATATTTTGTGAGGTAAAATTATTGTCCTACCAGTTATAACAGATAAAGCTCCTACTAATTCATACGTCATTCTTATGTTAGAAAAACCACCCCACCACGGGTCAAAAGAAATGTATTTATTGTCCCGCATACTGGTAATCCACTAACTTGTAGTGTGTGTAAAAGTTTTTAAAGCTTGTTCCCTGAAAAGGTTTGTCTCTACCGTGTTCACAAACAGCAGATTCGTACAATATCATCTCTCCTGGCTCAGCAAAAACTTCATACCACTGTCCGTCATGACCCTGTATATCTAAAGCCCAATCATCACCAAACTCTTTAGTTTGACAACCGCACTTTAAGTCTTTGTCTACAATAATAATAGTAGATATATGATGAGTAGCTATTCTATCAACGTGTTTTGCTAACGTAGCTCCCCTTTGATAAGACCTTATACCATATACGAAAGATGGTTCTAGTCTTGTTTTTGCCCACTCTTCATGTAACGGCATGAGCATTTTATGTATTTGAGTTCTAATATTTGGTATATGTTCAAAACTTAAAAGTGTGCTGCTTTCCGCATCAGTAACTATTGTATCTATAATACCTTCTTTTCCTGTAAAATGTTCTGCAACCTCTTTATCTTTTAACATGTGATATGAGTCTTGTATTATACCCCACACATCTTGAGGCACTTTAGCCTTCATAAATCCATTTTCTGTAAACCTAGGTATTTCATCTACAGTTTTAAATGTTTTTAAATTTGGATTTATATTTACAATCTTAGATTCTTGTTCTTTTTTTTGTGCTTCATGAAATTCTCTTGCAAGTCTTTCGTTTTCAGCCCCATTAAATTCTTTTTCTCTCCACCAACTTGTAACTATGTATTTAGTTCCTTTAGTTACATCCATACCCTCATGCATAACGTCAGAAATACCATTACCATTATCATCCATGTTGCGCCAAACTACAGCTTTTCCTTTTTCTGGTTTTACAGTTTTGCCTAGGTTTGGAAAATCAGTTCCTCCACCTTCAAAACCATCATTTAGATACAACATAAAAGTGTGAGTTCTGTTTCCAGAATGCAAACAATGATTGTTATATGCATCACCTTGAAACCAATCTAAATGTGGTCTAAAATATTGACCTACTTCGTATTTTTGACCTTGTAATGTTTCGCCCCTTGCAACATCTATGTCTAAATGAGCTGCAATCCTGTCTTTTAGAGCTTTTGGAAGTAACATATTATCGCCAAAATTAGAAGTGTAAGAAGTTCTACTATCTTCTATTTTAGAATTATCACTTCCACTTCCAGCAACTTGTGAACGAGTGTTTTGTTTTTCTATTAATTGTATAAATAAATCGCACTCATCATGAGTGAGAAAATTTGGTATTTCTGTGAACATTTGATTGTATTATATTTAAATATCATACTAAGTTAATCATTTTTTAATTACCAACGCAACTTGTGTATAGGTTCTGCTGGGACTGTACTCCTGACATTGCCTGAACTGTACCTCCTTGCGCACACACATACTCATAGGCGGCTGAACTATTTTTGTATTGAGCCTGTCCATAAGAATTGGTGTATGTAAATATCATGTAGCTAACTCCTGATTGTTTTTGAACCTCAACTCTATAAGAAGCTACAGCAGCTGGAGCTGGAGTTGGCGAAGGCTGCGGCGCTACTGGCTGAGGTGCAGGCGTAGGACTAGGTGTCGGTGCTACAGGCGCTGGCGTAGGACTAGGTGTCGGCTGCGGTGCAGGAGCGGGCGTTGGATTTGGTGTAGGCGCTACTGGTGTTGGTGCTGGCGTAGGATTAGGAGTAGGTGCTACAGGTGTAGGGTTCGGTGTAGGTGGTATATATATTGGACTAGGAGATGTTGGCGCAGGTCCTGAAGGACAAGACGATAGGTTTGTAATAGATGTGCCGTTCCAAACAACATAGAATCCATTTCCATCTGTGTAGTGCGTATCTTGTGCAGGATTTTGTCCCGCAGCATCATAATAAATTCCTGTTGAAGTAGCTAACTGTCCACCATCTATATAGAACATGTCATTTAAGTTGTCGCTACAAGCAGCCGAAGCGCTGTTTGCATTACCTAATCCAACATAGTTAAGATTTGCGACTGGCGCAGGTGTTGGTGCTGGCGTTGGGCTAGGAGTAGGTGCTGGTGTAGGGCTAGGAGTAGGGCTTCCAGTACAAGGAACAAGTGTGTTTGTTACAGTTAATCCTGCACCTACATGAGTGAAGGATGTACCACAAACAGTTATTGCATCTCCATAGAATACTGCTCCTGAAGTTGTTCCTCCACCACATTGCGTGTATGTGTATGAGTCATCTAATAATGGGTTTGAATTATTTGCAATGTCAAACTCATAGCACGGTATTGATGCTGGTGCTGGTGTTGGAGATGGATTAGGAATTGGAATAGGCGCTGGCGTTGGGGTAGGCGTAGGCGAAGGCGCTGGTCCTGGAATAGGTGTAGGCGTAGGTTGTGGGACAGGTGTAGGCACTACAGGTGTTACAGAAGGCGCAGGCGTTGGACTTGGTGTTGGATTTGGAATAGGCGCAGGCGTTGGACTTGGTGTTGGATTTGGAACTGGGCTAGGTGTTGGACTTGGCGTTGGAGTAGGAGTTGTTGCGCCACAATCAGTACAATCAGTGTAAGTTTCATATACAGTGTTTGTGCCTGATGGCTGTGTTAAACTTCCTATTTCTAAACAACCAGTCACTCCTGTAGCCTTCACAACACTTCCTGTATCTAAAGAAAAAGTGCTTCTTACAACATCATTAAAAGTGTTTGCACAATCATTAACAGTATAATACACATATCCTACAGAAGGAGCTGGCGTAGGTGCTGGAGTTGGTATTGGACTAGGATTTGGCGCAGGAACTGGACTCGGACTAGGTGTCGGAGTGGGTGTTGGAGTGGGTGTCGGCGTAGGTGTAGGGCTAGGAGTTGGACTAGGCGTAGGACTAGGTGTAGGACTAGGAGTAGGCGTAGGAGCGTCTTCTTGCTCACAGTAAAAAGCATGACCTCTCCATTCAATAACATCACCATCGTCCTCTGGCTCACATGTAGTACATGGACCTGCATCATAAACAGGCGGTATGTACCCTGGCTCGTTAGGGCTATTGATGGCTTGGTCTTGCTTTGGAAAGCCATTTACGTATTTTCTTATTTTACTGTACTTCTCTCCCATAATTAATTAATATGTCGTTGGCGCTGCAACTGGTGCAGGCGAAGACGTGCCTTTTGGGCATCCATTTATATCATCATAAGGTTTTATATAATCTGGGTCCGTAATCTTATTTTCCTTCACTTGTTGTGTTGGTTTTCCGTTTACGAACTTTCTTAATTTTGTATAATATTTTTTTCCTGTAAAGCTCATATTTATAAATTTTGTCCACCTCCTTGCATTACGTTTTTATAATAATATACAAGGTCTCCATCATCTTGTGGTTGTGTATTGTATGGGTCTGGAGAATCCCATCCTCCTGAACCGTCATAGAAAGCAAAGTCCCCACAGTCTATTTTAATTATGTCTTGTATAATACCATCATTGTCAATTTGCACAGCCAACCATGTTGTTCCTGAATGTGTTGTGTCAACATTGTATCTATCCATTGCATAATATTTATTATTACCAGCAAATCTAGTTCCATCTTTAGTTACTTGCGCACCTAACGATGTTGAAACTGATGAAGCTGTAACTTGTACTCTCATAACTATTGAGAATGCAGCTGTACATAACTCTCCAGCAGTTTGTCTAGGCGCACTTAAGTAGTAAGTCGAACCACCTCCAACTGGCGAAGGAACTGTTGGGGCAGGAACTGGCGAAGGAGCGGGTGTCGGCACAACACCTGAAACTGGCGCTGGGGTTGGGCTTGGTGTTGGTACTATTGTGCTTGGAGCAGGTACTGGCGTAGGCGCTGGTCCTGGAGCTGGAACGGGGTTAGGTACAGGAGCAGGTGTAGGTACAGGAACTGGCGCAGGTGCAGGAGCATTAGTAAAGCAGTCTGCTAAATCTGTAAAAGGAGGTATAAAATTAGGGTCTTCTGGCACGTTTGGTTTAACGTGTACAGTCCTTACTCCATTTTTTATGAGCCTCAGTGTTGTGTATATTTTACTTCCTGTATTTGCCATATTAACAAGTCATATATTTAACTGCGGTAACTATACCGTCATCATTAATTGTTACTAGCGAATGACTTCCGTTTCCATTAAAACTACTAGGGAAGGTACTCATTAAATATTCAAAGCCGTTTCCAGAGAAAGGTTGTCCATTGTAGCATAGTTGAGCTCCTAGTTGAGCATTTACGCTTCCAGGATAGTTCGATGTAACCGCCATAGTTATTGGGTAAGTCGTTGCCGCTCCTCCTCCAACCATTCCTCCGAAAGGTGATTGGCAGAAATAAGAACCATAGAATTTACCTTCACTTATGTAGTATATATTGGTTCCACAGTTAGCCGTTGGTGCCGCTACAGGTATAGGTGTTGGAGCGTTAGGAGTTGGTGTTGGTTGATTACAACTTGCGTAAGATGTAAACTGTTGTCCATTCCAATATCTTACAACTCCAGATTGAGCAAAATATTGTGGTTGCGATTTTGTATTACCCCATTCATCGTAATATACATTTGTTGATGTAGCTAATTGTCCTCCATCAATGTAGAATAAGTCAGCACCTAAATCATTACATGCAGACTCTGGAGTGTTTCCATGTCCTAGAACTACATACTGGTTTGAAGTAGGAGCAGGAACAGGCGCTGGCACTGGGGTAGGAGCGGGTGTCGGCGCTGGTTGTGGTGCGGGTGTTGGATTTGGAACTGGTGCAGGTGTAGGAATAACAACAGGTACAGGCGCAGGAGTCGGTGTTGGAGCTGGATTTGGTACTGGATTAGGAACTACTTCCGCTACTGCTGGCACAGGAACAGGCACTGGACTAGGTGTTGGTATTGGGCTAGGTGTTGGTATAGGACTAGGGACAGGAGGAGCTGGTAGTGGGCACTCAGCTTCATCATATACAGGGTATTGGTAATCGGGGTCGTCAGTGCTATTGAACTTCTCGTTACCATTCCAAACGCCATTTACATATTGACGTATCGTTGTGAATATTTTTCTTCCTGTATTTGCCATATTATATCATACAAAGATAATTGTTATACCAATATGAGATTATTCAAGCCTCCCATGTAACCATGGAAGAAACACTCATAACTCACTGGCGTTGCGCTTGTATCATTTATTGTTAATGTTACTGTTCCATATCTATAATCATAGCTGTTTCCATCTAATCCGTTTTTAGTTCCTTGTACAGTACCTCCACTGTAACTGTTTGTTGTTCCTGCTGTATAGAAAGCAATAGGGTGTGCTTGAGGAATGTTGAATGTATATGTTCCTGTAGTTGCGCTAAACCTATAACTATCGCTACCGTAAGTGCCGAAATAATACCAAAGTGTTCCGTTCATATACATGCCCTGTACGTTAATCGTTGAGCTTTGCGATAAGGCATAAGTTGGATTAACTGGAGCAGGTGTAGGCACAGGAGCTGGTGTAGGTGCAGGTGTAGGCTGTGGAACAGGAGTTACAGCTTGTGGAGCTGCTATAGGAGCTCCTACAGGTGTTGGTGTAGGTGCTACTGGCACTGGAGAAGGCGCTGAACAAGTGACATTATCGTATGTTAAGTTGTTTTCACCTCCCATATATCCATGATTTAAACAATCATAGCTAACTGTTCCGTAATCTCCGTTTACAGTAATAGTAACGTCTCCATAATAATAATCATGATAAACATTATTTATACCTTTTGAACCAGCATTATAAGTACCAGTATAACTTATAAGGGTTTCTTTGCCACTATTTAGAATTGCAATAGGGTGACCGCTAGGGACGTTTGTTAATACATAGGTTCCAACCGATGTTTTATAGTTTCCGTGTGTACCTCCAAATACATATTTATTACCGCCTCCAATACTTTGTATTGTTACAGCAGCAGGATTAGTTAAACATACATCTGCTGCTACTGGCGCTGCAACTGGAGAAGGTACAGGGTTAAGAGGACTTATTTCATGGAATAAATCAGAACCACTTATAACCTGTAAGGTGCTATCTGCTCCTATTTTAACTACAAGTTGTGCGCTTCTTATTGGCGCTTGTGAGCCTCCACCTACATCGTTTATAGCAAAGTAAGGAGCTGCCTGATTTACTTGTATTGGAACCTGTTGATTTTGATTTAAGTAAGCGGTTATAGTTCCGCCAGCATTACTTGATTCTATAACAGACTGAGCGGTATTTAAACTTCCAGAATCGTCACTTAAATATAAAGCTGTTACTGTATCATATCCACTGTTCACAGGACCAAATATTGTTTGTTCCGCATCACTTATGGAAACATCTCCATTATAGACTCCTTGATTAATGCTTAATGCATTTGCCGACCAAACACTTTCAGTATTAGTTGTTGGAGCTGGAGCTGGTGTTGGTGTAGGGGTCGGTGCAGCAGGCACAGGTGTAGGAGTAGGCATAACTGGTGCAGGAGTTGGTGCTACAGCTGGCGCAGGTGTAGGCACAGGGCTTGGCACTGGTGCTGGAGTTGGTGTCGGTGTAGTAGCTACAGGAATTGGTGCAGGTGCAGGTGTTGGACTCGGTGATGGATTAGGTACAGGCGCAGGAATAGGCGATGGACTAGGCGTAGGCGTAGGCGAAGGCGTAGGCACTGCTATTGGAATAGGTGTAGGTGCAGGTGGTGTAGCTGGTACAGCAACTGGCGCAGGAGTAGGAGTAGGTACAGGTGCAGGTGGTCCAAGAGGGTTGCAATCTACCAAGTCTTCAAATGGAGCAACATAATATTTATCTCCCTCAACATTTGCTTTTGTCTTGCTAGTTGCTAAACCGTCTTTAAACAGTCTTAATCTTGTCACTATTTTTGTTCCTGTATTACTCATTTAAAATATTCCATTAGTACAATTATAACAATTTAAGAAAATCTGAGATACCGTAGAATTAGCAGTATCAGTGATAGCAGCACTAACCGCATAACAGTTTCCATCTTCTATTGTAACCACAGCTCCGACATACAGACCAGAGTCAAATGCTATTTTCTTACCATAACTACCAAACGGGTTACATGGGTTTAACCTAAATGCTGTTGGGCTTGCTGGCGCTGGTGTTGGTGTAGGTGTAGGCGCTGGCGCAGGCGTAGGACTAGGCGTAGGACTAGGCGTTGGAATTACCACGGGTGCTGGCGTAGGTGACGGAGTAGGACTAGGTGTTGGCGATGGTGGTAAGTCCGCTACAGGCGCTGGTGTCGGTGCTGGTGAAGGTGTTGGGTTAGGAGCTACAACTGGCACTGGTGTAGGCACTGGTACTGGCGATGGCGAAGGCACAACAACAGGTACTGGTGTAGGTGCTGGAGCTGGCGTAGGAATTGGAGCAGGTGTTGGTCTTTGCTCTTCTTGCTCACAATAATATTCGTCTATTCTCCAATCTTGACCGTCACTTACTATGTCAGATGGCTTCCACTCTCCATAACAAGAAACAAGACATACAGCATCGCTACCTCTCCATTCTACTACATCATCAACGAATGTTTGTTCACATGTATATTCATCTCCAACCCACAATAAAGTGTCTGTAGACTCTGTTCCTCCTTGTAAAGACAAAATATACTCTCCGTCTCTTGGATTGTATCCACCTAAAGTCTTGTTTAAATCACGCACAGGCAATTCGCTTCTAAAATAGTTTGCCATGCCATACTGTGATATTTGAGTTAGTCCATCGTTAGATAGTCTAAACACAAAACCTCTACTTGTATCTGCAAAATATATTACGTTTCCATATTTACAAACACTTTCAGGATTTAGTCCAACACCAAATTCTCCTGTATAAGGAGTTATAGTTCCTAATACATTTTTAGTTTGTGATATATTACCTGAACCGTCAGTGTTGAATATAATATTTTTATTAAAGAGGAGTTTAGATATTTTGTTTTCTTGAAACACAACAATATCATTATCTCGTGATACTATTTTTTGTATACTACCTAAAGCGTCATCTATATCTTTAAAGTTTGCCGTAGATAAATTAAATTCATTTAAGGCATTAAAATTTGTGCTTTGCTCGTAAACACCAGAGTAAGTTAAAGAAGCTACTCTGTTATTTTCTCTATAGCTTTCTATAAACGTGCTTGGTCTTGTGTCAAAAGTAAATGTTGGATTATTGAATAAGTCTTTAATTTTTATTGACTCATATCCATTACCCCAAGCCCATGCGTTATGTGCGTCTATTGTAATTACAGCAGGAGAAGTAAAAGATTGAGGAACATCACCTGCTTTACCAACATGAAAAGTGTCATTCTCTGATAACTCATAAGTGTCTCCAACTTCAAAAAATATATCTGAATCTTTTTCTATTCCTTTAGTTTCAAAAATAGGTAAACTATCTGATGTCTTAATTTCTAATAATCCCGTTGTGTAAACTCTCGACCTTGCATTTCTCTCATTCCATTGTCTTTGTTTACTTTGGATTATCATACACATAGTTCCGTTTTGCTGTACCTGCACTTTGTAAGCAGTATCCCCTTCACCTCCGTGATTTGGAGTCAAGTTAACATGCCTAAAAAATACTTGGGCATCTGTTACTCCTGGACCAAATCCAGAAAGGTTTTCTCCGTAATACCACTCTTCTAAGTTTGCATATTTACTGCTTGAAGTGTATGATTCTGTAAAACTATTGCTATATCCGTCACCAGCTTTTTGTGATTCGATATATTCTATTTCTACTATTGACCCTGCCTCAATAACTTCATTGCCAGGTTCTCCTCTAAACAAAGCATGAGACCTGTCACGATTCCCAAAGTTCAAAGGCTCTTTACCATAACCACTAATCATCCAATAATCACCAACAGTGTGACCAGAACGAGAGCTAAAGTTTACACTAAGCCCGTTAGTTATAGTTTGACTACTTCCTGTAATTGTTACAGCTGGTTGAGCGTAAGCAACTCCGTTGTCTTCATATTCAACTCTAAACTCATCGTAAGTTGTAATGCCATCTCCTACGGCATCTATTATTATTTTATATCTAATATCTCTCGGAGCTATATTAGTTCCTGACCTAGATAATGAGTTCCCAGCAAGTGTAGTTGATTCAGATAGATAAGGTATTGGGTCGCTAAAATATTGAAGCTTATCGCCCCTGTCTATCATATCTTCCCTTCTATCTCTTGTGCTGTGATTCGATTCAAACTCATATATTTCTACTGCATTATTATTGAAAGTAAACCCTTTTGGTCTTATCTTATAATACAATCCTGCTTTTTGTTCTAGCTCTGCTACTGTTGGGTCAGGCTCTAAAAAGTTTACTGTTTGTGTTTGTAGGTCTAAGACTTCTGTTTCTACATATCCTTTTACAGGTCCAGAAGTGTCTGCTTTTACTACTAAACGTGTTCCTTTTTCTACTTTGTTAACGTCACTACCAGTTAATTCTATCCACACATAAGCTCCATCAACATAAAATCTTGTAGGAATAACTATGTCGTATGGCAGTTTGCTTTCTTTGACAAAAAATCTAAAATACTTTGCCCATACAGGAGCTTTGCTTCTTATCTCAACTTGCAGTTTAGATTGATATAATGAATTTTCGTTTGGTACAAAAACACTATTTCCATCAGAGGTAAGAACTGTTGTAGTTCTGCCATAATCATCTAAATACACTATACCAACTTCGTAGTCTCTACCAGACTTCATGGTTGTGTATGGTGCAGTAGCAAATTCATTTGTTAAAACAGAAGCAGTAAAGTCAGGTTTTATTTCACCGCCTACCTCATCAATAAGATTCCAGTTTTCTGTGTAATTTCCATAAATCAATCTATTACCAATAAATGTTTGTGAAAAAGCTTTTCTTGGCACAGCATCAAATATTCTTTTAATTTGACTCTCTGGAAGTATCTTGCTTATCTTTTTGTTTTGGAATGTAACTACATAATCAGTATTGTCATCCCAAGTTTTCTTTTCTTTGTTGTATGATTCTACAACATATAAATTTGTTTTACCAGCTTCTTTATATAAGACTTCAACTTCTTTAACTAGGTGGCTTCCTGAGTTTACTGTTAGGTTTACAACATTATACCTATTAACAAATGACTCATTGCTATTTAGTCCGTAGTTATATTTAAAAGGATAGGGTTCGAATGCAGGATTGCTAAATGGAGATATAGCTGAATATTGATTGTCTACGTATTTATATCTATATGAAAACTGCAAAAATTTGTCTTTGATGTAATTTTCGTCAGCTGTGTTTGTTGCAGACAAAGTAAACGTAGGTCTATGCAGTGGAGGTTTTACAATAACACTAATGTCTTCATCTGTAAAATTATTTTCTCCATATCCAGCTGCTCTATCTATTTCTATTTTTCTAGGAGGATTAAGTCCATCTGTCCAGAATATAAATATCTTACCGTTATCAGTGTCAACTACAGTGTCTACATTGTTTATTCTATTTTCTTTAGTAAAATTTAATACATTGTCTGAACCTGTTCTGGTGTCTAGCAATATTATTCTTTGCAAATCAGTAGTAATATTGTATTCATAAACAGCGCTAGATGTGTCAGACTTTACAAACCAATAAACGCAATTAGTGTATTCGACAGCTGCACTACCTATTGTTTCAGCATTATCTCCTGTATTTAAAAAAGATTTTTGTTGATTTGACAGCACATTTTCTAAGGCGCCAACGTCAGAACTATTAGACATAGCAACTTTGATGTTCTCAGCATCTCTATACTGACCATCTGGAACAAGACGCTCGTCTACGTCTTTGTTCATTTTGCCGCCAATAAAAGTATTTCTTAATCTCATTATTTAATCCACTTGTTTCGACCTTTCATCGCTTTTACAAGGTCAACAGGGTTGACATCGTTCAATCTTATTCTTGCGTTTTTTAATGCAGCAAACGCTTCTTTTTGAAATCTTCTGACAATGTATTCTTGAACCCCGAACTTAGTGGATAATATAGAGTAAGCAATTTGTTTGAAAACATAGTTTTCTGCAAACTTATGGACCTGTATTTCACTATCATCAAGGTCTGTGAGCCCGTCAGTAACATATTCAATCATTACGAGCTTGTCTGTAAGCTCTGTACTAAATTCTATTGTGCCAAGGTGTTTACTGATGTTGTAAGTTCCATTTATGTTTGCCTTATTTGTTATCATACCAAAACGACCACCATACATTTCGTCTAATAAAGATGTAGAGTCTTGGTCTTCTGGTTGTACAGTTTTTGCACGTTCACGGCTTATAGTGCTACCTACCTCTATGTTGCCTTCAGCGTCAAACTGATATGAATATGTAGCATCATCATTTTGTAGGTAAGCTACACCAATAGCTGTGTCTCTGTTTTCTGTAATAGGATGAAATCTCCCCTTAGTGTCAATCCAAGAAAGCCTTACTAGACTTACGAAATCTTTTGGCAAAATCATTTGTAGTTGAGGGGGCACCTCTATTTCTACAGCTCTTATTTCTTTTAGTGCATCGTAATGTAGCTCTTGGAGAGCTCGCTTTGCATGAAATACAACATCATACCTTTTAGCAGTATCTATAACTTTACCATCACCAACATAGAATGCATAGAAGTTATTTATTATATCTTCTAGCTTAGTGTATTGTGTTCCGCCCCATAAAGCGTCATTTGCGTAATATTGTTGTTGTGTGATTGCCATTATACATTAATTTTCTTTTGCCATTGTGTTTTGTTCGTAAGCAAGTGAAGCTTGCAGTATTTGGTTATCTTGTAGTTGTAATCCAGCTAACTTTAAAATCTCAGCAATTATATCGTTTGCATAGTCTTCTTGTAATTCAATGTCTTGATATGAAACATCAGAAGGATTGAAAACAGGATTTCTTGCTATAGTTTGATACGTCCATTTTGGGTCTTTTAATTTCCTAACGTATACAGCAGTTACACAATCTATAATAGTTTCAGGCTTTATTAAATATTTGTCATAATACTTTGCATACATAGGATAACATCTGCTTGGAGATGCAAGGGTAGACTTAGTTAAGTATGTAAGTATTTTATGTTTTTCCGCTTCTTCTATTTCTATGTTGTTGTCGTAAATAAGTTGTAAAGTATAATAGCAGTCCACTGGCATCATAAAATAACCATCTAACTCCTGTAGCTGTTCCTCTTTAACAAACCTGTCAATGTCTTCTCTAAGTTTTTTCTTGTCATCGCCAAAGTCCATGGCAGCCATTCTGTTGTTCTTGTTTACAGAAAATTTTCTGTATTGCTTGAACATTCCATCGAATACTGTTTGCTGTGCGAGCTTTACGTAAGAGTTGAATTGAATAGGAGTTAAGTACCCTCTATTCTCTTTGTTTAGAATAAACATCACAACATTTCTAATGAAATTTATCATTGCGTATCTTTTACACAAAAATACAAAAAAGAAAAGCCCCTTTTTTACGGGGGCTTCATCTAACAAAACAAAAAAAATATGAAAAAAAAACTTACAATTTATTGGATATTCCTTGAAGGACTTCCACTCCTTCATCGGTTTTAAAAAACTTAGCCAACGCAGAGTATACATTTTCTCCGAAAGGCGCTGACATTATTTTTGTTTTATCTTTATCGTTCCAACATACTGTTTGATTATCAGACAATATAGTCAAAATTCCCATTTCTACAGAACGAATTGCAATATTTCTATTCTTTACGTTTTCATCGTTCGCTAACTTTATAAACTCTCCTGGGTTATCTTTAGCATATATAACCATGTCTCGTCTTATTTCTGACGAGCGCATATTGTTTACAGCGCTTCTAAACACAGCTCTAGCAATAGCCTCTAAATCATTTATATCCATCTGTAAAGCTAAAGTTGTAGCTTCTGATTCCATTCTTATAAAATCCAAATCATCCATAGCATCTTTTTCTACGTCTAATTCATAGTAAAGTTTATCTTTATCTGGATGATATATTGATAAGAATTTTTGTAGCGTTACATCTTCTTTAGGAACCACAAGTGTTCCATTAATCATTCTTATTCTACCTAAGTGTACTTCACCTTTTTGCTCATCTATAAATGGGCTTTCGTGGTTTTGACAATATCTTATAGCTCTTGTTTTAGTCCCATCAAAGTATTGCATGGGTTTTCTTGGTGTGTGTTGAGTCCTCAATAAGACGTTTACAGGACTTCCCGCTTTCCACACATATACCCTGTCTTTAAATTCAAAAGCAGGTTTATCTTCTACTACTTTTGCTTTAGCCTTAGGGCTAGGCTTTTTTGTTTGGGTTGAAATTTTTGTTGACATTTTATATAATTTTATTTAATTAAAAAAAAAGGGGACAGGATAACCCATCCCCTTAATAAATATTACTTCATAATGATGAAGTTGTTTGCTCCCATAACACATAGAGCTCTTTCACTTAAGAAGTGAACTTGCATTGCATCAAGGTCGCTATTAGCAGCTCCGCCAGCAGAACCGATAACCCAAGACTTATATCTTCGGTCTTCAGCTTCAGACTTTCTGAATCTCACGTGTAGGAAAGGACGCTTTGCGTTTTTACCTAGCACTTGGTCATAGACAGTCATTGTACCAGCAGGTACTATTACACCATCAACATCAGAAGTTAACCCTCCTGTTGACGCATCATTTAAGTATTTCCAGTCAGTTTTGTAGAAATCATACCCAAGGTTAAATCCTGTGAATCCAAGATTTAATGCCATGTCAGTATCATTATCAAAAAGACCGTAAGAAGCAGCACCAGCAGTACCGTATGTACTTTGGCTAGCTAATACAGTGTCAATTTCAAATGACTTAGCACGATTTACAAACATAACGTTTTCTTGAATAGCTCCTTCTTTATCTAATGTAAGGATAAGCTCTTCAATGTCATCTCTAGTAGCAATAGAACCAGTAGCAATGTTTCCTCTAGTTTCGATTGCGTGGAACATACCGTCAGTACCTTTAGCTCCAGCAGTCTCAGCTCCAGAACCTGAAGCAGCAGGCTTACCTTCAATTAAAGATAATTCTAAGTAGTCTTCGAATCTCAATCTAGTTTCATGCTCTGATTTTAAATACCAAAGGTAACCAGTTGCTCCGTTTTCAGTTGTTACTTCAATCCAACCAATTTGAGCCATATCAGAACCATTGACTTCATATTTGTCTTTGATAATGATTGGGCTACATGATTGAATGTCTTTAGGAGCTTCTAAGCTTCCTGCCATTCCAGCAGTTCCTTTAGCAAATTCAGAACCGTAAACAAACACTTTAAGACCAGTTGTTCCAAGAGAAGCATTTAAGTTTGCTCCAGAATAAGAACCTAGGTCAAAAGTATTTGCAGTTACAGCAGATACGATTGCTTTGTCTTGATTAGTACCATCAGAGATGATAACAGTTTGATTTACACGGAATCCGTGTCCATTTGAAGTTACAGTATCACCAGAACGAGTTGCACCAGTTACTGCGATGTGTAGTCTACCTTGTTCCGACCACTGAATTAAATCAGAGGCAAAAGGAATTTCAGCGCCTACCATTCGCAAAAAAGATGAAACAGTTCTGTTACCGTACTTTTCAAATTCAGCTTCATATACCTCAGGAAGGTATTGTGAAGTAAATTCGATGTCCGAACCAAGATAATTGGTCGACAACGTTTGTTTCGATGGAGCGGGTGTTAATGCACCTTGTACTCCAGACATAGTTACAGCCATTTCTTTTAATTTTTAAATTATCGTTTTCTTATTTTAAAATCCACAGAATCCGAATTGTCTAATATTCTATACTTGAAACCACCTTTATCTTCTACAGTTTTATTGTCTCTAACACTCATGTCGATATTCTTTGTTTGTTTTACAAGACCTTCTGTTGCATCTGCAACACCTTGCTCATAAAAAAACTTAGCGACTGAATCTGGATTCAATGCCATGTTCAAAGAACGGTGGAAGCCCGCAGCGTCATCTAAATATCCGTCTTTATCTAAAAATTTATCTATATAATTATTTAGACTAGACTGAGTTTTTTTAACGCTTTGTACGTCTTTTGGTTTAAAAACAACTTTCTTTTCTCCAACGTTATATTCGAAACCTTCGAAATTATCAGAGAACAGACGTTCCGTTTTATCGCTAAAAACGTTCTGCCTTTCAGCAGTCAGCTTATTAGTCTTTTCAGACTCCTCAATATAATTATTATATGCATCGTAGGCTTTCTTATACTCATCGGGAATAGTAGCGTTACTTGACTCAAGCGGCGCACTATATTTTTCCTTCATTGCATTAAAATGCTTTCTTGCATTATATAATTCTTCTTTATAGAGAAGCTCTCTTTTACTTTTTTCAGCATCTTCTGTATCTTCATCAACACCAAAATTTTGGTCAATGTACTTAGATACGTCTTTTGCTTCTAAGTAGGGTTTAGTTTCCTTGTAATACTCAGATAGTAATGTGCTTTCATCCACATCATCAAAACTCCTCTGAGCTCTCATAAAGTCCTCTAACCCTCTTCCAGTCTCTTTGTTGTAAGCCATATATTTTTCTACAGCTTCTGGAAGTTGAACTTCTTCTGTTTTATTTTTATTTATTACTTCATCCATAGATTCAAACTGTGCGTTGTATCTTTCTTTTAGATGTTGTAATATTCTAGATTCATCTAGCTCCTCAGGAGCAGGTTTTTCTAGTATTTTGGTTTCGGCTTCGGCTTGTTTGTTTTCGGCTTCGCCTTGGTCTTCTTGTTTGCCATTTTCTTCTATTTTATTTTTAACTTCTTCCTGTACTTCTTCTTGTACTTGTTCTTGTACTTCTGTTTGTACTTCTGCTTGTACTTCTGCTTTATCTTTAGCTTCAGTTTTTGCAGCTTCTTCCTTGCCGTCAGCAACATTTTCTTTTTTTTGCGGGTCGACAAAGTTTCCTTCGTCATTCATGACCCTAAATTTTAATTCTGCCATTTTATTAAATTTAATTTACATTATTTACATTAAAGACCAGACCCTAAAGAATCTTGCCCATCAAAATCAACAGGGTCTAAATCCTGTTGTCTTTGTTTTATTAAAACAGATTGCTGAGATGCTTGTTTCTCAGTTCTCTTATCTTTTCTATCTTCTCTGTTTGTTTCTTTAACCATTTCAAAAGCACGTTGCTCTTGTTTGTTTTGCATCTCCATAGAAGATTGCATTTGTATTAGTTGTTGTTTTAACTCAAACTCTTTTTCCATTCTTTGCAACTCTAGTTGTGCTTTAAGTTGTTCAAGTTGAGAATCTGCTTGAGCTTCAGTAGAGATAGTTTGTTGTTTTGCTTGTTCTGCCGCTTGAGCTGCTTGCGCATTAGCTTGCGCTTGTTGTTGAGCAATCATTTGCTGCTTCTTCATGTCAAGCTTTTCTTTTCTCTTTTTTCTAACTTTTAAAAGTTGTGAAGCAATCTTGATATTGTCAACACTTCTTACATCAATAGCATCATCAATATCTATTTTTCCAGAAGCCAAAGATGCTTGTATGTTGTTTTCTAAAACTCCCTTTTGTTCTTCGTCTGGATGAAGCTCAATAAATATTGCAAAATCATGTAGATGTATATTTTTTATCTCATTTAAAATATCTACAGAGAATCTACCAATACCTTTAGCTAAATCTTCTGCCATATCTGAATATTCTAAAACATCTGACAGTCTATAATAAATTGATTCAGCAATCGTTTTAGTTAAATAAAGACCTGAGTTTAAAACGTGTCTTGTTGCAGTATTAGAATTTAATGCTGCTAATTTTTGCACTCCAACCAAAGCACGCTCGTCTGGCGTAGTACCATCTCTTGATTCATTAAGACCAGTTGCGGCTCTTAACATGTTTAGGTTGTAGTTGTACATATTTATAAGAGAAGATATTTTAGCGTTAGCACCAGATGAAGTTAATTCTTGTACTGGTGTTTTGCCGTGATTAAATTCTCCGTCTTCTGTAAAACTTCTACCTATAACGGACCCTGTTTGAAAATATAAATTCAATGCTTCTTGAGGGTCATAACTATTTCCATTTCCTAAATTAATAGCAGACAATCCATCCATATCTAAATAAACACCGTCAGGTATCATTCTAGATGTAATCTGCTGTAGCTTAAGATGTATTAGTTGTATTTGGTCCGCAAACGGAACCATTCTTTTTACTAGAGAGTCTATCTGTCCTCTGTACATTTTTGGAGCACTGACAATAAACGGGGCGAATACTTTCTGTATTGCTGATTTGGGTCGAACCATATTCTTCATTAGGTTCCACTTTAACATGTGATTTGTTCCTAGAACAAGTACACCTTCGTACCATACATCAATTCTTTTGGAGAGTTTTTCAAATCTTGCTGATTCTGTTTTTGGTGGATTAAATGTTCCGTCTTTTTTAAGAACCTTATCTCCTCCAAAAGCATTTTTTTTCTTTTTGTACACAATTTCCATATCTGTCTTGTAACAGAAATATAAAAGTGTAGCAGTATTCTTGTCAAAATTATCAGTCCTGTAACCTCCACGGATTCCTTGGTACGCATCCCATTTACTAGAGAGCTTTGATATATCTGTTATATCCTCTTGAGTTAGACTTGGGTTAATTTTTTTTAGTTCTGTAATATTTACATTTTTAACCTCACCATAATAATAACAATCCTTAAACTGAGGGTCCTCAGTAGGACTGTGTATTAGATTGGCTGGGTCAACATATTCTACTTTTATGCCATCGTGATTATTAAAAGTATGTTTGATAGCTGAAATACCTAAAACAGTTGCATCTTCATCAGCTTGTTTCTTAATGAGCTCATAATCATTAATTTTAAAAACATTAGTAATAGCTTTTTCTGTAGCTATTTCTATTTCGTCTTTATAACTAATAGACATGTGTAGGTTTAATTCATCATCGTTTTCTGGTAAATCATCCTTATCCATGCTAAACATGGGTTTACCAAACATAGTTTCAATTTCTTCGTATGCAGCTTTATTGCGCATCTGGGTCTCTACAGTGTTCCTATAGAGAGCTTTTTTGCTTGATGAAACAGCATCTACTGCTTCGGCTTTCACATTAAATAGTCTGTTTGACATTCCATTAACTACAATATCTACCATTTTAGGAATGATAGGAACAGGAGTCCAATCTAAATTTAGATAAGAAATGTCTCCATTGATTGCTAGTTCGTCTTTGTATTTTTGAACTGATTGTTCACCTAAGGCGTAGGTGCGTAGTTTGTGGTATGTGTCTCTGTTGTTATAGTACCTTGATGTACCTCCTTCTTTACGAAACCATTCGGCTTCTATTGCTTTTCCTACGTTAAGACCATACTCTGTTGTTATTTTTACCTCATCAAGAGCCATTTGGTCAGGAAATCCTGTAACGTGTGAATATGGTTGACCGTTCATATATTACTTTAAGATTGAGCTTAGTACGCCTTTATTACTATACCTTGCAAATTTAACACTTATTTCCTTACGATTATTTTGGGGTTTCACGACATACTTATTTGTAGCCATGATAGCAAAACCTGAACTAACCGTTGCATCAAACTTAGTTCTTTTGGTAATATCATAGTTCGCCCAGTCCAGTAATGTCCTGTTAAAGAACATTTTCCCTGGCACATCAGCATCTCTAAACTCACCTACATAATCATAACCTACATATCTTTCAATATAGGATTCTATTGCTTCAGCATGTATTGCAATAACTGAAGTTGAAGAAGGTATTCCTCCTATTTCTTTTTCTGCTTTAGATAATTCATTTTTATGTTTATCGGGTCTATTCACAGAAAACCCTCTGTATCCTCTATTTTTTAAATAATATAAAAGACGAGGTTTGTTGTTTTCAACTAAAACAGGCATGCCATAAAAATGCATAGCCATTAAAACATTTTCATAAAACATTTCAGCAGTTTGCGGTCTGGCAATGTATTCTAAAAAGAATTGATTTGATGGAGCGTTGTCAAAATTTAAACATGTAAGACCATGTAAACTTCCCTTTGACCCTTGACCCCCAACAGTTCCTGATATGTCATAAGAGTCACATCCAAATGCGCCTATATGAGAATTGCCAGGATAAAACTTTCCATTTCTTTTTTCTACATTGTTTCTTAAACCTTGCTCTGGGAGCCATGTTGCATGAAAAGCTCCCTTAACACTAGGAACCCATACAACTTCTGTGTCTCTCATTCCATCTTTCCAAACAAAGTTTCCAGTTCTAACAGATTGTTTGTTTTTCGTATTGTCATTATAATCTATCTGCTGATATATTTTTGTAAGATTAAATATGCTATTCTGCGCTTCATCTCTAAAAGCGTGATTTTCTGTCCTAGGAAACTGTCTGTAAAATTCATTTAAACTATCTGGGTCGCCTTTTAATGCATCTACTTCATTCTCCCAATAATCTATAACGCCCTGATTTATAACGTCCCCATACATATCTAAAGTTGTGTCTTCTGGAGTTCTAAATACTGGCTGTCCGTATTGGTCTATAAAACCTTCAAAGTTCCATTCCATAGGAATAAACAAACTATATAAACCACTTTTTGTTTGACCGTTTGAGTTTCGGTCATTAACATCAGAGTCTTCGTAAAGTTTTTTAAAATTATCACCTCCTTTGTCAAGCGCATTGGATGTTGACCCCATCATACATTTGCCAACTATTCTACGTCCAAGCCTGAGGGTAGTTTTAGTGACACGCCAGTTGTTGAGGATATTATCGGGACGCTCCCATTTTCCAGATTCATCATGCACAAGGAGTCTAAGTTTCTCACCGTCATAGGAATTATCTCCAGTGTTTTTCCAGTCAATAGTTGTGTCGAGACCTGCGAGTTCTTCAACTTGTTCTGTTTCCTCGATACTCCGTCTGGTAAGCTTGGAGGCGGGGACTCTATAAGCGAGCTCCGTCTTCGGTTTATCCATCCCGTCTTGGATTGGCTTGAAGAAGAAGGGGTAGTTTGTAGATATGGGGACAACTTTATCTGTGAACATTTTTTTAGCATCAGCACCAGATTTGGACAATATCCCGAACCGTGAGTCGAAACTAATTGTTGCTTGATTGACGGTTTCAGATGAAGACATAAAGCTGAAGCCAGACCTTCTGTTTTTAAGATAGCACATTCCATAAGACCTGTTGTCGGCTTTACACGCTTCCCAGAAGATAAAGAATATTCTATTAGATTCTCTGAACTCTGGGAGCCCAACATCAATCTTGGTCCACTGCAAGTACATATAGTGAGTACCAGTAATATAAGTAGGAATACCGTTATTCTTAAACCAAAAACCATTTTCTCTTCTTTCAAACTCATTTTCAATGTAGTCAACCCATGTCTCTTTGAATGTAGACGAATATTCGTTCCACTGGAATACGGTCTTAATTCTTTGAAGCTCTTTTGGGTATTCTTTTGCTTCCCAGTATTGTTCTTTTTTGCTTGCACTTCTTTTGTAAACCTTTTTTGGCTGCAAAGGTAATGCAATTTTCAATCCTTGAATATCAAGTATTTCTCCAATCTGTCCTGTTTTAGATATTACAATAAAGTCATACTTATCGTTATATCCGTATTTCCAAGATTTAGTTTTATTAAACTTATCTTTTATCTTTTCGCTAAATGAAACAACTTCTGCTAGATTAAGATTTCCTTCCTCTTGACTCTGCAAAACTTTGGAATCCTTTATCTTTTTTGTCGTCTTTTTCTTCGCCATCTAGCTTTTCTCTTTCGTTTTCTATACGATTCAATATAACAAAAGCATCCTCTATAGCTAATCTTTTAGTGGCAGCTGCATTTTTTAATCTGTCTGCCGCTAAATCATCATCTTTATCTCCTGTTATTATTTTTTCTTCAGCAACCTTAATTAGTTCGTCTACAGCTTTTTCACCAGCTGATATTACTCTTCTAATTTTATCTTCGATTGCTTCTTTCTCATTTCTGTCCATAATGCTTGTGCTAACTTAACTTCGTGCGGATTATTCCTGTCTACATCTTTTGTAAGCTCTTTAAACTTCTCTGTGTTCATCATTTTCATCTGAGCAGCACTCGCATTCGCATGTTGTGTTTGTACGCCACATCCCCCCATCATCATTAGGGTCGCAGCTAAAATATAAATTCCTTTCATCGGGTTTGTGTGTTTGTGCTATAATAGCGTTAGTAAGTTTGTCGATACTTTTACGTATCTCCTTCAATTCATTTCTAAGTCCATTCGACTTAATGCTTACAGCTTCTTTTGCCATCTCAATTAAATTTTATTACAATATCTTTATTTTTCATCCTATAAAGTTTTTCGTCATTTATTTCAAATTCGTATTCTCTATTTTTTTTAAATGCAACTTTATCACCTTTTTTAAATTCATTAGAATTGCTATACATTACAATTCCCACATGTTCCTCTTCTTTTTTTGGAACATAGATGTCAGTGTCCTGTACAAAATCAACAGGTTTGACAAAACAATAATCATGTATCGGTTTCCAATATTCATTTCTCTTATAAAGATATATTTTTTCTAAAGGTATTAAGTAAGTGTTTTCTCTAAAATATTCAGAAGATTTTTTTTCTTCACCTTTCATTCCATAATAAGTTCTAAAACAATTATGGTGGACAACACATGTATCGCCCACCATCAAATCACTTTTATCAAATTCTGGTTTACTAATAACTTTACCTAGTCTATTTACATATTTATGATTTTCAATACCAGCATTAACAATAATGCCATCTTTTTCATTAACGTATTCTCCGCCGATTGGCTCTACTATATAATGTTTTATAGACTTAATCATATATTATATTGTACTCTATATGTACTGGCATCTGCAAGTTAACTTTTTTCCAGTCAACAACAACATTATCCTGCACTATACGCACAATATAACCTTCGCTTTGCTCTTCTATAGAGTGTATTCTGTATTTTCCTTTTATAACGTTTTGCCCGACCTCATAATGCATTGCATTCTTATAGTCGGGACCAACAGCTATCTTTCTTATTAAATTCATATTAAGCTTGTGATTCAGACCAGGAAAGCTTCCCTGAAACTCTAAACGGTGTATTTTGGTCAATACCCGAAGAGTTCTGTGGTTGAACAGCAACAGTCAGCAAGTCTGGACCTGCTGGGAATATACTGTCTCCACCAAGGATTGAATTTCCTAGTTCTAGCAGCTCACTTAAATCAATTTCGGTTGAACCTGTAGAAACCTTCAACGCATATACTACGGTTCCTCCCTCTAGTGTATCTCCTGAGTCATGCTCAATAAGCTCTGACAACGATGGAGATGCTACTTTAGTAAAGTCCATATTAGAAGGTTGAGGATTCAAGATTAAGAATACTTCTATATCTTGATTCGCAGTTACACCAGCTTGTTTTAATTGAAGCTGCATTCTATTAATAATTTCTCTTTCTCCAACAACGCCTGTAAGTGATGAATCTACAGATGGAGCAAGTCTAGCAGATATTAATGGAATTGGTCTAGTTAAATCAACACCGTCTGTTTCACCAAAAGTAAATGTAGTCGAAGTCGCTATAGTTGGATATATACTTGTTGGAGGTAGCGTTGAGGTTGCTGGATATGATGTGAATATTTTAGAATTTGCTCCAGCAATTTGCACCTGTGTTACATAAGTGTCAGAAGGCAGATTAGTGCTTTCAGTAACTAAAAGTCCAGTAGAAACAGTTTCTGCATTAGACTGACTACACTCGAACGCATACACCCAAACTCTATTTCCATTTAAAGTTATTTGCTGGAATGAAGATTGGTCTGTTGAATTAAATGTAAAACTCTGTCCATTTGTAAATGCAAACGGTTTAGAGTTAGCCGTGAATAAATACGCTTTGTCATTATCGAACGTACCGTCCATGATGATTGATGTACCAAAGTGGAACAAAGTAGGTGCAGTTGATGCGTTTGAACCATTTAAGATTTCATACCTACCTGGTAAGTTACCTGAACGGAAATAAGATTCGTTAAGGATATTGTTATGTTTAAACTCGTGTACATATTTTACGTGTCCATTCTGGTCTTTAAATCCGAAACGTATTTTACCAGCACCATACCAAGAGTAGTCAGCGTATGCCATTTGTATTCTGTTGATGTCTAGGTAATAACCATGCAGTCCTGTTCCGTCACATTTGTCAATGTTCCATTCAGTTTGAGGAACTCTTGTGTCTATGGTTACTGTAGTTTTTACTCTAGTAGCATCTACACCTCTATAAGCTGGCTGTATAGTAAAGTTTGCGTCAGAATTTATCGCTACAATTCTATAACTCTGTCCTCTAATAACAACGTAGTTGCCTACATTTAGTTGTGTTACAAATGAAGTATCGTTTCCTGTAACAATTTGTGATTGTCTTTTAACGTTGACAGTTCCAGCAATTTGTTTTGTGGAAGAACGCCTTACAGCATATAATGCCTGACCATCGTACTCATAGAAAAATCCATTTTGGTCATCAAACATTCCTGCTCTTATATAAGAGTCTGTCCAATTTTTTCTGTGATAGGTTGGGAACCCAGCTGCTTTAGCTTGAGTTGGAGTATCCAGCATAGTGTATGTGAATTGGAACGGACTGTTGACTGCTGTAACTGCAAACTCTCCATTAAAAGTGTTAGTTCCGATAGAAACTTCAGCACCCTCAATAACTATTGTGTCTCCAACTCTTAGGTTGTGAGCTTCTTGTGTGTTAATTGCAGCAGTGGTTCCTGTTGACTTTATCAAGTCCCTTACAATTTTAGGAGGATTAAAGTTTATAGCAAAAGAGTTTTGTATACCCTTACCAGATTGATAACGGAAATACTTTCTAGACTGTCTTACAATTTTACTATCAGGAGATGTTCCCGCTGTAATATTTACACCACCATCAAAAGGTAAGTGTAACCCATATCCATCAGGTCTTAAAACCATTTCTGTTATAAAGAAATAAGAAGTAGCAGTACCACTCGCTGTAAAGTCTTCAAAGACAAATAGTTTTTCGTTTTCTGTAACTTTATCTACAGTGTAAAGTTTAGTGTAGTCTGATTGTGTTATAAATACTTTGTCGAACTTCTTAAATTGAGTTAAAAAGTTAGTACCACTTCCAACAACTTCCTTTTTACCTTGTTGCACTGTAACAGTTCCAGGTCCTGGAACACCTTTCATGACACTTGTAGATATTAACTTATGAGTTCCTGCCTGCGTTATTAGCGTAGTGGTAACTCCGTCTACCGCACCTAATTCACTTGTTGATATTTTTACAACAGTAGCGTCTATTACAACAGCATATACAGTAACGTTGTCGTTAGATGTGTCATAAGAAATCATATCTCCATTGCCACCGTTGTCATATATTAACTGCTCCCCTGTAACAAAATTGTGAGGGTCTGTAAAGGTTATTGTGTGATTAGAGAAATCACAATCTGTATTGGTGAATGCGTACTCTCTAGCTGGTATTTCAAAGTCAGTCTGTACTTTAAAAGTGTTTTGTGCAGAAGTTTCTACCATTTCGAAAACTCCATCATAAGCTCCCTTTAAACTAGCAACATTTAAAACCTGTTCTCCAGTTCCTCCAGAAGACAAAGTAACTACTCCAGTACCTCCAGTAACAATAAATCTAATCTCCCAATAATTACTCATTCCTGATGGAGCATAATTTATTTGAGACGTAGGCGCATAAGCAACATTAAAATTACCTGAACCATCTACAAGAGCTGTTATGTTTTTAGTTCCGAAGAACTGCTCTTCTCTCCAGTTAGAAGTGTCCTGTCCGTTTTGCTGCCCAATAAAGTACGAGTCTCCATCGTCAAACGTAATAACTACATATTCGTTCCTTGAAGAAAAATCCCCTCTATACTCAACGCCTGTTATAGTAACGTTTGTAGGAGTTATACCTAGTGGTGTCCATGCGTTTATTGATGTGGTTCCAGGATTAGAGTTCGTTGCTCCGAAATCTGATGTCGTTGCAGAAGCAACCGTGTTAGATGTCTCTTGCAAAGAAAGTCTAGAGTCATTTACTCTATTTAAGTTATAATCAGTAGCGTTTGTAGTACCCCCTATTGGTGTACCTACATCTCTTACAGTTATACTTCCTGCTCTTGTTTGTACACTACCAGAAGCATAGTAAAGAGTATTAGGTGCAGTGGCGTCTACAGTTATAGCTAAGGTGCCACTTCCAGTAGCACGGCTTCCTGTAACTCCAGTTGTATATTCACTATCATAACCGCCGCTTGACCAAGTTACTGATGGGTCAGCTGTTGTTAGATAAAAGTTATCAGTAGCTGCTGCATCTATATTAAAGTTATATGTTTCTCCTCTATATAAAATCAAATCAGGGTTTGTTTCGTCACGCCCTAACCTTGTACCAGACAATCCCCATGCTGATGTTTCTTCTGTAACAGCATAAATTTCTGGATTGGCTTCATTCATACCTTCAGTTAAATATGTTGCTTCTGAAGTGGATGTAATTTTGTGATTGTTTATATATACAGTGTTGTATAGCTCATTATCTCTTCTATACGTAACAGTAAAGTCATCTGGGAAAGTAATGTAATCGTCTGTAATAACACTGTATCCATACTGAGGGTGCTGAAAGTTTAGCAGCTCCATTCTAAAGACGTTATCATTCACTACATTTATCTGTACATCAAATTGCTGCGGCATAACAATTTGGTCGGTATAATCTTGAACTTTAAATGTTTGTGTAACTGAGTCATAGTTTTGCACAGTAACTGTCGCCTCTTGTTGATTTGGAATCCCGTGATTTGATTTGTAGAAAGTGTTTTTGTCGCTTGTTAAATTTCTACCAAAACCGTAAAACACTTGTGGAGTTGACTCATTATTATATCCTCCACCCATTCCGAAGCCGTAAGACTCAACTTGAAACGCACCATTTTGCGATGGCTGATAATATGAAGATGATGGCATGTAGGCTGTGTTCCTGTTATGTACAGTCGCAAACCTTGAATAGATTTGGTCGTAAGAGTCAGAAATACCGTCACCTTGGTAAGGGTAGCTAGGGTTCGCAGTTAAAATAGGTGTCTGAGTGTTTGCCACAAATATTAAGTCTGGCTCCGTTGTTCCAAGACCATAAGTTTGGCTTATTAAATCTGAACCAGAAAATTCGTTACCAGGATTTGTTTGTGATGTTCCTGTAGCTTGCATTCTTACGTAGTGATAACCGTAACCACTTCCTAAATAGTGATACAGTCTAATGTAATGACCTGTACCATCAGTATAAATTTCACCATTAGCAGCTCTTAATGTTTGATTTGGAACACCTGCACTAACCCAAGAGTAGTTGCTTGACCATCTATAGTACAATGCATTATAAGCATTTCCGTTATCAAATCTTAGATAAACATAATAATAGTAATAATAAATACCTTGTCCATATAACTGTATATTAAATACATTTAGCTCGTCAGGCACAAAACCTAACTGGTCATCTACTCTTAAATAATCATAGTATGCTCCGTAGTATCTTAAAGGAGTTTGTAGATATGGCGTAGTAGCTGTAAAGATTGACTCTGTATAATATCTTGTGTAAGCATCAAAAGTATAATATCCATCAACCCTAGTCATTAAGTAAACTAATCCTAACTTACATTTTCCATAATCTGTAGTGTAAGTTGAAAAAGTGTGTTGTGTTGTAAGAGCTTCATCAGTGTATAACTCTATTGTATCATCGTCAATTCTTTTTACAAAGAAAACTGTACCATCTACAGTATTTAAATTAGAATCTCCATATCTCGGCGTGTTAAATATAACAGCAAATTTACTTTGCATTTGATGCCCTGTCCACGTAATTCTGTTGTTTGCAGTGTCTACAGCAGCAGTTTCTAAATATGAAGTGTGTGTACTTTCCCAATCATAAGCAATAACTGGTTTTTCTTGAAAACTAGGTCTACCTGAGCTAACGGTAGAGTCTATTACATTATCTATTGTGAAAAACGCATCTGTATCCACAAAAGGTCTCCCGTCAGGAGCTGTTGCGGTTGGGTCAGTTATAACTAATTTTTTTGGTCCTATTGTATTTCTTAAATACAACTTTGTTCCCGCAGTAAATCCATGTGTAGCATCTGTTGTGACCTCTATTTTACTAGGAGACTTTTCATCTGTTTTTGCCCCAGAAGATGTGTTTATGTTTAAAGGAGCACCTTCAAAAAATTTAGCTGGAACAATAGAAGTATATGAACCAGATATATCACCTGTAGTTGACGCAACAACATCTATTTCAAAGAAAAATGTTAAGGCATCAGCAACTCCTGATACTACAAAATAACCTTCTGCTTGATAATCAATAACACCTTGTACTGAAACAGGGTCTCCGATATTAAGGTTGTGAGGGGTGTTACATTCAACTTTAACTTGTTTTGAGCCATCAATAGCTTGTACAGATAAAACACCTTCTAGCGGTGAATCACCAGAACTAGAATAAACAGTTGGGATATTATTAACTGTTTGTATAGTTTCCCATTTAGTTGACTGCAATCCATATTCAAAATCTGTATCAACTAAGTTTTCAGGGTTTGACACTCTTAGCTTACTTACTGGGTCTAACAAGCTCTCATCGGGGGAGAAGTGAACTTCATTAGCATCGTAGAAAAATTGGTAAACATCGGTAGTGTTGATGTCAGCATCTGTACTTAAATCTTTAGTTAATTGTAATGTACTTTCGTCATCTTGATTAAGATAGAAGACTTCCCCTCCTAGTAAAGGGTCGTTAAATTGATATACAACTTTATTTGCGGTAACGTTTGTTATAAGAAGTATTCTTTCTAATCCAATGTTACCTTTATACTGTATAGAGTTTGTTGCTTTGTCAACAGTATATTTCGATGAATGTAAGAGCGTCTTTGCCATTTTTTATTGTTTTTATTTATCCCCCTAACGCCACAGCCATTGCCATAGCATTCTGATTAAAGTTTGGTGTTATGTTATTCCAAGTTTGTGTTGTTGAACTGTATTCTAATAATTGTCCATTAGCAGGTGACTGTATTGTTGTGTCTGCCAAATCTGCTAAATTTGCCGCAGAAGCTGCTGCTCCTGTAGAGCTAAATGCTACGCTTCTAAAAATGCCAGCATTAAGTATTCTAACGTTTGTTGTGCTAGTTAAATCTGTAGCTCCTTTTTCCGCAATTACATATCCTAAAAATATAGCTTGATTTGCTGTATTTTTTGCTTCTGTAAACGGCTCTGCTTGTATGCTTGTGTTAGCAGCATCTAATGTATCAAATTCTTGCCTTCCGTAGTAAACAATAATACTTGTAGGATTGTTTGGGAAGTAATAAACTCTTTGTGTTGAGAATTTGTTGTTACTTAATGTAGCAAGTGTTCCAGAACCATCATCATATTTGTCTATATCTAAAGTAGTATAGCCTGAACCACTGTTAGTGTCTTTTATAAATCCACCTGAACCATCTTGATAATACCTATGTATTAACGCTGGTGTTTGTCCGCTATCTGTAACAAAAGATGGATTGTTTGGGTCTGTTGCGTAGTTTCTTCCAAATGCAAAAGAAACACCTTGGCTTCTCGCTATTTGTAATGTACCTGCAACTCCAGACAATTCGTGACCACTCTTTTTGAGAGGACCGAATATTCTTGCAAATTCTGCAAATTGATTTTGTTGACCATAAGCTGTTCTTGGGAAAGACTTCCCAAATCTAACATTACCAGCTCTATGAATTACTGCACCTAAAGGAATTGTATTATTGTATTGTGCGTCAGTGAATGGTGTGTTTTGTTGTTGTACTGTACCAGTCTCGTCAACATATATCCAAGTTTGTTTATCGTTTGTGTCATTTACATCTAAACCACTTACGGTAGCCGTATACGCTGACCATGCTATATTTTTAAGTTCAGGATGTGGGTCTACTGATGCTTGTTCTTTATTCATGTCAAGAATTACACCATGACCTGCTGCAACAGTAAATTCTGTAGCACTTGAGCTAGATATACCTCCTCCAGATAAAAGACCTGAAGAAAGGTTGCTCACAATAGAATCCATGCTTATTCTGTGACCATGATTTTTAAATTGTAAAACATCATGACCATCTTCAGTCGTATAATATATAGCATTATTATTAGATGGCTCTACTGGTTGTGAGCTTACAAACTCAGCAATAGTTCCTATTTTTAATAAGTCATTAGTTTGAACAGTCGTGCTTGAGCTAGTTGTGTTAACTAAACCGTTTATAGACCCTCTTTCTCCATCTGTTATAATAGCACCAGAACCTGTTGATGATATATCATTTAGCTCTGTAACAGAATGTATGGAAAGGTCTGTTACATCTGAAGGCTTGTTTAATATAAAACTATCATTAGCTGGGTCAGTTTCAGTATAATTAGACTGAACATTTACTTCTGCTCCTAACGCTATTCCGTTCAACTTTGCAAGCAGTGCGCTTGTAAAATCATTTTCTGACAGTTGTTTTCCAGCAACCTTATCCACTTTACTATCTAAAGCAGTTTGCAATCCAGCAATATTACTAATGGTTAAGGTGTCTAATATTGTTTTATTAGCTTCTATAAAATCAACTACCTCTTGTAGTGAGTTTAAGTCTACATTATCTGATGTCAATAATGTGTTTATGTTATCAATAAACTGCTTTAATACAAGACCTTGATTTGCAGAAAGAGGTTTATTAGCAATATTGGACGTTAAATCATCTACAATATCAGAATAAAATATTTTAGAAGTAACCTCATTTACTCTAGCTCTTTCTCCATCAGTTATAATATAACCTGAGCCTGCATCAGATACATCTCCAAATTCAGTTACAGAATTATCACTAAAGTCATTGTCAAATGACGTTTGGTGATGACTTATATAGTATTTTGCTCCATATTCTAGAGAACCACTTCCTCTATCTCTATAAATTACAGCCAGTCTTATGTAGTGGTCTGTGTAGTCTACAGCTTGTGTAACCTCAAATATCCCAAATACATTTAAATCACCTAGCTTACTTACTTTAATTTGATACCCGTTAAGGTCAGAAAGATATGTGCTAATATTTTTACCGTTAAATCCTGATTTAGAAACATAAAGCTGTGTTATTGTGCTAAAAAGTCTTGTGGCGTTTGTGCCAACAGGATTTAAAACAATTAGACCATCTTGTTTTACAGTGTAATTAAGGTCGTTTGGTGTTTGATATTGAAATAGGGCAGAATCCGCAGTATCTATAAGGTCACTATCCGCAATAACACCAGCAATATCTTGAATATCTAATCTTGTGGTGTTTCCTGAAGTGCTATCTAGCGTTAGAAAGCTGTCCAGTTTATCTGGTGATGTGTCTTTTGGATACTGAGATAACCTTGCCATAATTATATACTTTATGCAAATTTACTCAAAATAAAAACACATTATTTGCCCTGACCTCTGTATGGCTTAATATATAACTTTGAGTTTTTGTTCTTAGAGGTTTTCGTTTTTGCGTGTACACCTTTGCGTTTTACTTTAGTTTTAACAGTGTAGTTTCCTAAAATTAATTTAGCCATTCTACTTAGTTTTGCCTTTTAACTTTTCAAACGTTCTAAGACCACCAAGACCTAACATACCCATTAAAACTGTAAATAAAGGTTCAGTATTTAAAACTGGAAACTCTACTTCTGGATATATTGTTCTTACTATAGGGAAAGCTACAAAATGATAAGCAAAAGCTAATCCACAAATCCAGCCTATAAACGGGCGCCAACCCGCAACAAACATACTCCTGTGTTGAGCTTCAACTTCATTTATTTTTGTTTGCAGCTCTAATATTTGATTGGGGTCTAGCTCTTTGCCTTTTATAGCTTCTCTTAAATCAAGTGCTAACCCTCCTATTTTACTTCTTCCACCCTCTCCTCTTCCGAGTAGAGATAATAACATTTTAAGCATTTTATTTAAATTTAATTATACTACGAGCCTAACTTATTTTTTTAGCTCAAACCTTGCTCCAACAACAGATAGTTTTTCTATAATACTTCTTTGTAGTTCAATAATCATCGCTTCAAGTTGGTCGTTTCTTTTTTCCATTGTATCAGCTAAAGCCTGAAGTGACTCTACTTTTTTTTGTAGAGAATTTACTTCGTCTGGGTTCTTGCCAATGATGGTATATATGACCACAGACAAACTCCCGACTATCATACCAATTATAGATACGAATATGTCTTTATTTGATTGTGGAATATCGTTATACGCTAAAAAGAGTAATAGTCCTATGACAAGGATAAAAACTCCAGCAGCTCCTAAATAGTGTCTTAATTCTTTTTTTGTCATTCTTGTTTGGGGTGTTACTTTTTTACTTTCTGGTCTCTTTTCTAGGGTTTTCATTATATTATACTATAGTTAGTTCTTCCGTTCACTTTTTGAGCTCGCATAGAGCGACCTCTATTCTCCATCTCTGATACAAAACTTACATGTATCCAATCTGGGTTCTCATCATCTCCAAACTCCCAGATTAACTGGTCATAGCTCAGATTTGATTTTATGTATTCAAACATTTCTGCATTGGTTTTATGTCCAAAAGTGTCATCTAAATCCATCGCTCTGCCTTGACAGTGCTGTGACCGACTACTTCCTCCAATGGCTTTGTTCAATTCTTCACATCTGAAGAAACTTGTTATTTTAATAGGTCCTCCAACCCATTCTCTTAATGGCTCAAATAAATTAACTGCAATATTATTCATATTAGAAAGCTCGTAATCGCCAGGCGTATTATCTATACCCCTTCTTAAGGCTGTATTTGAACGAATACTTTCTTTATATGTTATATGCTTACTTATTATATCCATTAAGACTTGTGTACTTTTTGTATTTGAAAATTAAAAGACTGACTACCGCCTTTGTGTGGTTTATATCCGCCTTTTGGATTTTTCATAAGCTTCGGCGCTCCTTTGCCAGACTTCATCCAGTGATAACCTTCAGGTGCTTTTACTTTCATTTTCTTTTATTTTTATTGTACATTATATACCATTTGTGTAGCGTGTATCCTATCGCCGTGAGAGTCAGCACTATACTTAAACCAGACTTGACATCCATCAAATTCATAGTTAAAGCAAATGAACTAAGCCCCCAAATTTTTAAGTCTTGTATGTTCATGAAATTTTTCATTATGTCATTGTCTTTGACCTCCACCTCTTGCTCTGTTTGTTTTTTGATTTTCTGTTTTTAAAGAGCCATCAGGTTGATGTGAACAGTCTTTATTGTCTCCATTCCCATAAGTTCCTTTGTCTCTGTTATATTGATTACATTCTACACGTTTTTTAACCTGTTTTTTTCTTCTTTGGAAAATAAGATTATAATTATTCTTTTTTTCCCTAGCCTCAGGGTTATCTCTATAATATTTTGCGCTTTTACTTAGAGCCATTATTCTTTTTTCTCCCTGGTCTTTTTTTACCAGAAAACGCCTTTGGGACGTCTCCTAATTGATTTCCAACTTCTTTTATTGCAGAACCCACATCAGACAGTTCTTTTGATAGTCTTTCTTGTGTAGCTTTCAAATCAGCTTTCAATTCTGCTAAGTCCGCTTTTACAGCAGAAACTTTATCTTCAACAACATCTGGAATCCAGTCATTGTCTTCATCTTTTAGCAATCCTTTTTTGCTTAAAAACATTGCTGTAAAATAAACAGCTATAAAAAAGGCTATAGCTCCACCTATAATAATTAATGCACTTTCCATTTTAATTTAATTTATTTTTTGCACCATCTGTAAAAAGGCTCTCTTTCTCCTTCTGGTACGGTTACTCCATTTTTTTCAATTACAATTTTTTCACATGGGTCGTCAGACATAAAAGGTCTTCTTGTAATAATATCATCGCATCGTTCGTAAATGAACTTGCCCTTTTCGTCATTTATATCCCAGTCTCCCACTATTATTTCTTTTTAGGCACACAGTTAGGCACTTTACCTCCACCTTTTCCTGGTTTCATGCCAATCATTTCATAGCCTTTCCAGCAAGGGTTTTTTCTGTTGCTCATTTTTGTTTTCTTTGCCATAATAATTAATTGTTAAATTTTTGAAACTTATAAGCTGCTGCTGAACTGTTACTTCTAGTATTAGCACCTCCATCAAATACTCTTTCGTATGAATTGTCAATTCTTTCCTGAAACTCTTTCACTGACTTAGGTACTTTATTTGGGTCACTTCCTGATTTTCTCCAAGCTGCAACATCTTTTCTCATTTTTGAATACATCTGTTTGTTTGCCATCAAATCTTTTTTCCAATTAGGGTTTTCTTTTTGACCTTCTCTTATTTGATTAGCTCTCGCAGCTTCAGAAGTCTGAATTAATCTTCCCATTGCATTTGGTCCGTAAGCTTTTTCGTCAAAAACTTTATCAACAACAGTCTGATTTAAGTTTCCAAATCTTTGTGCTGCAACTTTAGCTCCTTTTAAAGTATTACTTCCACCAACAGATTCACTACCCATGCCTCCAGCTCTATATTTGTAAGACGTAGCTCTTCTTGGTGGGGTTTTAGGTGGTGATGGTGTGGGAGTAGGGGAAGGTGCGGGAATATCTTCAAATCTAACGCTTACGTCTTTTCCTGTTTGCATTCCTGTTTTACTTTTCAAATACTCTTTGTATTTGTCAGGATTTGCTTGCCAATACTGTTTTGCTGCTGCTGGGTCTACTCCTGCTTGTCTGTAAGTTTGTCCTTCTCCAGCTAACTTTTGTGACCATGGAGTTGTAGTGGTTATTTTTTTTCTTCCATCAACTATTTCAGAGCTAACAACAGATTGTCCGTATTGTCTTTCTCCAACTGGTTTTAGTGGAATAGGAGTTGGCGTATTCCCTTGTAATCTGTCGATAGCTGAATTTTTCATTCCAATCGAATTGTAGTCTAATTCTTCGTCTTCCATAGTTTAAGTTTTTTTATTATAAGGGAATAGGTCATTAAGAGTCTTGCGGCGATGATTGCATCCGCAATCGGTGTTCAACGCCTGACTAACTGTATCTACAGCTTTTTTTATGCCTGTTCTTACAGTCAAATTGTGTATAGAGTCTCCAAGACCCTTTGGGTTTTTTACTATAGCCATATTTATTTATTTAAATGAGAACCATCACAATTCCCTTGAGGGTGTTGTGTGTTTCCACATTCACAAGGTTTAATATTTTTCATAGTTATGCTTTGTTAAGTTTGTCTATTGTTTTGTTTTTGAATCCTATCGAATTGTAATCTACAGCTTGATAGCTTGTTGTTGTGTAATCGGTGCTTTTATTTACAGACCCATCAAAGTTCTTTGTAGTCTTTGTAGGCTTATACTGAGTTTGAGATGTTAAGCCGCTAGCATCTGTTGTTTTGGTTCCCATAGTGTTTTGTGAAAAGTTATAATTACTTCCCATTCCTGATGCGTTCCCTGAAGGAGATATTCTGCTGTTAAGAGTACCTGAACTTGCGGTTATTACATAATCTTTTCCTGTGCTAGACGAGAAACCTTCAGGTATTACTGTGCCATACTTATCTTTTTTAGGTGCTGTTGGCTTTTTATTTACTTTCTTTCCTGGCATGATATTAATTTTTGAGTTTATTTATAAAGTTAACAATTTTTTGAGTTCGACTTTGCTATAGAAATGGCTACAGCACGTTTATGCTTATATCCATCTTTCTTCAAAGTACGAATATTTGAATTAATTACTGTCTGAGATTTTCCACATTTTAAAGGCATCAGTCTCTAGGGTTTGATTTTACACTTCCGCCAGAACCAGCCCATAATGTTTTACACGCCCAGTATCTAGCACTTAATTTATTTTTTGCTTCGCCACACTTGTGTCTAGCCTTGAATGACTTTCTAGCAGCTTTTGAGTAGTTGTGTCCGTATCCAGTAGCTCCAAAATGTATGAGTTTCTCTTGTCCGTTTGCACAAGCTTTTACCATTTTTTTCTTTCCTGGTCTCGTACTTTTTCTAGGCTTATTACAAGCCATTTTACTTTTGTCTACTTTACTTGCCATACTCGACAAAGATAATAATAAAAAAAAGGTTAATTTTATGTGGTATTTCAATCTAATTCATGAGTAGAGACAAGCCAAAAATATATAAGAGAGGCAAAAAAAAGTATTTTTCTAGAGAAAAAAAGCATAATTTTCTTAAAAACTGGAGAATAGTTAGATATTACATAAAGAGAAAATACGACCTATCTTCTACAGAATTAGAAGTTCTTCTTTACCTATACGACAGCGATTTATTTACAAAAAAAGAGTTTGTTAAAATAGCACATACAATAAACTGGCAAAGGTCAAAGTTTAAAGAAATGACTGAATCTGGATATATAAAAATGTGGAGAGAAAAGCAAGGTCATGAAGCGGCTCTATATGAACTCACTAAAAAAGCAAAGCTAATTTGCAATCAAACTTATAAAAAACTTACAGGCGAGGAGGTTATATCAGAGGACCCTTATCAAAATGAATTATTTAAAGGAGCTAACTTTCAGGATAAAATATATCGTCAACTGATAAAACAAATGAATAAAAAAACTAAAGAGACTCTTTATACTTAGAAAAAGCTTCTTTAATTAAACTATAATCTTTAACAGCGACAAACTTTCTAAGCTCTCTAATCTTAACGTCATTGCCTCCTTCAGACAACAAATCTATATACTCTATTATTTCATTAACTTTGTTGTTTCGTTTTATGAAAGCATTAGATATTTTAATTTGCCTTCTCATATCTTTAGTCATTGTCCTTTGTATGGTCTTTTGGCTAATTCTTAAATTAGAAGCGATTTTTACATCAGTAATTACTTCGTTCCTTGCAATAATTTCTTGAACAGTCTTCCAGACGTCATCTTTTGTGATACTTATGTGTTTTTTAAATAAAATACCAGCAATAGCCATCTTTTCTTCTGAGCTGATTATTTTACGTGGATTAAAAAGTATTTTTCTCCACTGATTACAATATGGCACTTTTCTATCTCTGTATACGTCTTCACACATACTAATGACTCTTTTCTTACCGTAAGTTCTTATAGTCTTACCAAATTCTCTATTTCCAAGTGTTTGAAATATGCCCTGGAGCATTTTGAGCTCAACATCAGGATTTAAGTAAAAAAAGACTTCAGCAAAGTATCTTAGTTGGTCAAAAGAATTTATTTTACTTCTTACGCTTGTTAAGTCGTAATTACAGATTGGTTCATCAAAAAATAAGAAATCATACTCACCATACTCAAAATCCAGTTTTAGGTTGTATGTTGGACTAAAGTCTTCATCAAATAACCTCCACTGTTGCATCCTCTCCTTTGTCGACTATCTCTAGCTGAGTTCTGACTGCTTCAGCATACTTATCGTCAAAACCTGCTTTTATGTTAAAATTAATAGATATTTTACCAAGCTCAGATGTACAGATTGTAGAATGAGGTATCATTGAATTGAAAAATATAATATCTCCTTCTTCTACTTTAGGAATGTAATGTTGCTTATCAAAAGTTCGAAATGATATTGCATCTTTTGGCTCTGGCATGTGTAAAAAGTAAACAGCAGAATAAGTTGATAAAGGATGTGTATGCCATTTAACCCAATCTCCTTGCTCATACTCCATGTACCACAAGTCTATAATTGTTCTTTGCCAATGAGGTGCGCCTATTCTGTCATTCATCCATTCGTTAAATTTATCAAACATTGGGTTAAAATCCTTTTCTAAATCAGTGTCATAATATGTTCTTCTTGCGTTTACACCTAAATCAGTCATGCTAACCTTGGTCCAAGCGTCCTCTACAGAGCGACCTTCAGCAGTTTTAATAAGATTTATCGTGTCTCTTTTCCTTTTCTCATGATTTTCATAAGGAAGAACAAAATAAGGCTGTGGTATCTCTCCTACTTTCATATTATTGCTACTATTGCTTTTTCGTCTATTACTGTGTATTTTTTCTCTTCAATCCTAATCTCACTAGATTGAGCTACGTCAAAATAAATAACGTCTTTGTTTTTGCAAACCTCAACACCTTCTCCTGCTTGAATTACCTCAGCTTTGGCGTATCTTATGTTTTTATCCAAAGACTTAGTATAAATTATACCAACATCGTTAGTTATCTGTTCTTCTATTTTTTTTAATAATATATTTTTACCTATTACTTTCATCTTTTAATGTATATGCATAAGGACATTTCCTAGCTTCAACAGGATACATACCTATTTTTGTTAGTACCGAATCAATTTTTGTTTTTTTAAACTCTACCTTACCTGTAGGAGAGTAAAGAACACCTAGTGGGGTGCCCTTTTTTATAGTAACAGTTTTGGTTTTGTCTTTTCTAATCCACAAGTTTATATTGAGTGACGTATCGTAATTGTCCAGTACAGGTAACACGCCTTGCATCGCTTGCAGAGGTGAATCTGGTATCCACCAAAAAGCATCCATCATAACAAAATCTACTCTACCTTTCTTAGATTTTATGTTGATTGCAGTCTCCATTTTTATGTTTATGTAGTTTTTGTCCCAATATGGACCTAATTGATTTTCCTGCATACCACCCATCTCAATAGTTTCTTTCATCTTTGAATTTGTATGTGATGTAAAGTTGATGTATTGTGCGTGGTAGTCTTTTTTATCATATTCTACATCCCAACCTAATCTTTCTACATTTATTTTAAAATCTATAGGAGTTACAAAGCAATAAGAGTTTTGAAAAAGCGTTATAAAAGAAGTGCAGGTTTTTACCGTCAAAGTTTGGTCGTATTCAAAATGCTCTCCTTTATCTAGTTTTTTATACCAATTTGGTAACATTTTTTTTGCAGGAACCAAAATAGTATTAATATCTATTTCAGGCATAGGCTTTTCGTAAGGTATTATAGTGGGCTTGGCAGAACCGTCCTCCTGTTCTTGATAAGCAGGAGTACCTTTTTTCATGTCATACAGTATAGTTCCAGTCATCAGTTAATTTTTTTGCAAAGTTGTTTGCTTCTATTTCTGTGTTAAAATCCTCATGACCTGCTCTAATGCCATCATTAGCTTTCCATAAAACCCTGTACGTTCCGAATATAGTTTTTTGAATTTTATGAATCATACTTTCTTTTTCTGTCTTTTTGTGCTTGCTTATAATTAAATCCGTTCTTTTTTACATAAGGATAGAAATGTTCTTTTTCCCAGTGCATCCTATAATCGTACCCGTTTTCAAATTCTTCATAACACTGACTGCACATAATGATTTTTTTCGACACTATGTTTATTTTTTCCTTCCGTCTATAAAACCTTTTTCATATTCTAATTCTTTTTCAATATCCAAAATCCTACTTTCTAGTTTATCTATTAATAGAACTTTCTCGTCTAATCTATCGTGGACTAAAGTTAACTCGTTCTTAAGCGCAGTAAACTCGGCAAATATTCCTCCTGCCGTAAATACAGCCAAAGCAAAAGATGCGAGTATCTGCCAGTTACTGCTTATAAATTGATTTCCATTAGCCATCAGCCCTTCTGTTCGTTACACAGACATCTGTTGTTAAAATGTTAGTTGCTACAGAAACTGAGTTTTGTAACACATTTTTTACAACTTTAAATGGGTCAACTATACCCATAGATATTAAATCCCCATATTTATTGTTTTTTGCATCATATCCATAATTAAATCTAGGAGACTTGTATACCGAAGTCATTACCTTTTCGTGATTACAGTTACTATTGCTTAATATTTTATAAATAGGTTCTTGTAAGCTTAGGTGTATAATCTTATTTGCCACCTTAGCATATTTGTTTTTCGATGATTTTATTTTCCTCTCAGCTCTTTTAGCTGCATTTAAATAAGACACACCTCCACCAGGAACGACTCCTTGTTCCAAAGCTGCTCTTGCTGCTTGTACAGCGTCATCAACTCGGTCTTTTTTCTCCTTCATTTCAACTTCTGTAAAAGCCCCAACATGCAAAGCAGCCACACCTCCGTATAACCTGGAGAGGCGGTCTTTTATATGGTACGTTAAATATTTGTCCGTGTTTTTGGAAAGTATGTTTTCTACTTCCTCTCGTCTGTTACTAACGGCGTCAGCCGTTTCGCTGGGTAAAACTATGGTTGTTTCTGAAGATGTCGATATAATCTTCTTAAATTTACCTAACATATCTGGGGTTATATGAGCTAGATTGTCTCCAGTCTCATCACTTACCAGTGTTGCACCAGTCATAATACATAAATCCTCTAATAACTCAAACCTAGATGTACCGACTCCTTCTGGAGCAACTACATTTACATTTAGTTTACCACTAGCTTTGTTTACGTTTAATGCATTTTGTACTTGTTCACTAACTTCTGACACAATAACAAGAGGTTTTGCGTTTGTGACGGAGAACTTGAGTAGAGTCATAATACTCTCTATAGTTTCGATTTTTTTATCAGAAACCAATATTACCCCGTGTTCGTACATAACCCTACCCTTCTCCTTATCGTTAATTAGATAACTACTGGCATATCCTTTCTTTATACGAGTACCCTCTATTTCTTCTACCCATGTTTTGTCACTCATAGCTTCTTCTATAGTAAAAATAGTATTCTTACCTAGTGTTTCATAAGCATTAGAGATGAGGTCTCCTATTTCTTTATCGTTGTTAGCTGATATTCTAGCTACATTAGATAATAATTCCTTATCAGCGTCTATAGCTTTACGTTTTATGTACTCTACAGCTTCGTTCATTTCTAAGCTAAGGTGTGCACATAACTCATAAATATTAAGAGTTTTGTCTTTTTTCAGCTCTTCACTAGCTACAGATATAAGTTCATGCGCTACAACCACAGAAGTAGTGGTACCGTCACCTGCATCATCAGCCGTTTTCATAGAAGCTTGTCTTACTACAGACATACCCAAGTGTTGTACTGGGTCCGATAAGTTAATTGATTTAGCTACCGTAACACCATCCTTTGTGGTGTGTGGTTTTCCGAGCTCGTCCTCTAGTAATACGGTAGAACCGTTTGGTCCAAGAGTTGAGCCCACAGCATCCTTAAGAACCCTAACGCCTTCTAATAAAGAATCCTTAGGTTCTAATGTTATGTCCTTTTCTATCATGAGTTCACTATTAGTATAAGAGATACAGATAGTCCGATTGATAGTCCTAAAAAGAAGTTAAATAGTTTCATAGTGTAATTGAATTAAATTTTAATGATACAAACATAAGAAAAAATGTTTTACCATTCTAACTTTATGCTAAAAATAAATATATACACTGTAAATTCATTCCAATAATGTTTACCATCTTTAAATTCTTCTGGAAAAAAAGACACCCCTGCCATAAGTTGATAGGGAGGCATGAATGTTATGGTAGCTTCCATGTTATTTTTTCAAAGGATTACCTGGGGGTTGCATAGCTGCTTTCTGAGCGTCTCTCATTACCTTCTCATTGTTCTTTAAATGCATGAAGTCTATGTAGAATTTAGTTAATACTTTAAAGACCTCAACGTTAACTACTGCGTCAGCAGACAACTCCTCATCAATTTGTTTTAATAGTTTTTCTCTAATAGTGTTTTCTATACCGTCCATTATATAATATTTAATTATTTATATCAAATATACAACAAATATATGTGTTACCGAAGCTGGACAAATAAGGGTGTACAATATATACAACATAGTTAATGTCCATTTTTGGTTACACATCAGTTATCGAGAACCAACGGGTTATGTATCAAGTTGACGACAGACGCCGATTTTGGAAAACGTTTTGGATTGGTCCACGGGGTCGACTTTTTGGTCAATCCAGCCCAACTTTTTACCTTTTTTTCCCAGTGTTTATGCGGGACCACAACTAAAATTTACCTTTTTCTGTCCCCTATCTCTAAAATTTCACGTTTAGACGCATAGGGACACGAAATAACCTCTCTTAGCGCATCTAATTATATTAGTAAATCATACAAATTTGAAAAAAAATTTATGCTCCCAAAGGTTAACACTGGTGCGGGTTGCCAAGGTATTTGGGTCCAGTGAAATAAAAATATTTGTTAATAAAGTTTGGTAGTTTGGTTAATAATTGTAATTTAGCCCCAGTTAATCACAAATTTTAATTTAATATTTACACTATGAAAACACAAGTTAATACTACAAAAAAGAACAGTAAAAACAACGCTTTTAACAAAGTTAATCAAGCCGTTTTAAAGGGCTTAAAAGAGGAGGGTCTACAATGGTTCAAACCGTGGCGCATGGCTGACGGCACATTGTATGCTCCGCTAAATTACACTAGCCGTAGAAATTATACAGGCGTTAACAGAATGCTTTTAAGTGCTATTGCAAGAGCTGAGAATTACAGTTCGGGCGAATGGGCAACTTACAAAGCTATTGCCGAAGCTGGAGGTCATGTAAAGAAAGGCGAAAAGGGTACAGGAATTGTATTTTGGAACCGCTCATTCAGAGTTACAGAAACAGGCAAATATTTCCCCAATGAAAGAGCCGTTATCAAGGCAGGTTACAAGCTTCCTCAGGACGTACAAAACAAGACTTTAACTGAGTGCTGGAGCTTAATTTATCATACAGTTTTTAACATCGAGCAAGCGGAGGGTATCGAGACAAAGGTTGACGCTACACCACAAAACCCTGAGCATGTAGCTATCCCGTCAGCGGATGATATATATAATAATTATACTAAGGCACCTCAACTGAGACACGGCGGAAATCAGGCGTATTACAGCCCATCTATCGACAAGGTGCAAATGCCAAATCCTGAGAATTTCGTTGACAGTGCGAGCTATTACAAAACTTTATTTCATGAGCTAATCCACAGTACAGGTCACAAGAACAGACTCAAGAGAGAGGGCGTGACATCGCCAAAGGCTAGCTTTGGAAATGAGCTATACAGCAAAGAGGAATTAGTAGCAGAGATTGGCGCATGGTACCTGACAGGTATTTGTGGACTAGAGCCAAAGGACAGCGAGCTTAACAGCCAAGCATACATCAACGGCTGGATTAAGCATCTAGAAAACAAAGAGCGTGAAGCAGTTTACGCAATGGGACAGGCTCAAAAAGCAGTAGAATATATAATAGGCAAAGGCGGGGACAAAACCCCGTCAAAGCCTAAGGCTAAAAAGCAAGCTGTTTTATCTTCAAAGCAAGTCAATGTAAAGCCTCAGAGTATAACTATTCAGGACGTGGTAGAAGCTACCAAAGAAACAGCGCCTAACTACTTCGAGGAGTCAACGCTTAGATTTTTTAATCAGACAGTGGACAGCTTCAGCGTGGACCACGTGGGAGGTAATATATATATAATACATGCTCCGAGCTACTGGGACGATAATCTCATGGGTTATAGCGTAAGGCTGTTTGACTTAGATACTGGAAAGCTTCTAGATACTGGGCTAAATTCACAAGAGATAGAAAACATGGATGACGCTATCGAAGAGGTCCAGTACAGATACGCCGAGGGAAACCTACCGTTTCAGATTGAAGAACAGCTTCACAGTAGGACGGTTACAATCAACGGCAAAGTCTATGACTACGACAACGACAAGATAGCTATTGCAGAGCTTTCAGATAGTGCAAACATATCAGGGAAGCAGGGATTAGAAGCTATCAAAAAAAGCTGGAGTGAGCAAACAAAAAATCATGCCTACTTAAAAATGAGAGATGACATTTTCCAGCGCATTTTAAGACAGTTACAGAGCGAAATAACCAAAGAAGTATACTTCGAGAAGGTAGAGCTAAAACAAGGCACAGGAACAGCTAATTATATTATATACTACACCGTTGGAGGTAAAGAATACAAAAGCTACATCGCCGTTGAGCTTGAGCTTGTTAAAATATATACAAGCAATACCCCTGAAGGCAGGTACAGTACAGGCTGGGATTTAGAGCCTAACAAAACCTATGAGTTTGGGCTGTCAACTAAGATTGACAACTACGCAACGACAGGCTCCACGTTTCAAGTGTTTGCTGGCAACGTGATTGAGCAAGACACAAAAGAACAGGAAGAGCAACAGCTAATAACTGAGCTAGGAACAAAAGCCTACAAGCTGTTTGAAAAAGTTATTAATATATCTATTCCAGTAGTCAACGAAGACTGGGAAATGCTGGACTCTTACGTTGATTTGTGTTTAACACAGCAGGCAAGCTGGAAGCTTAGAAGAAACATAGAGAGATTAGCTAGAGAGATTAGCGAGAAGAAAAGCGAAGACTTCTTTAATAACTTTTTAGAGAACGGCGCAACGATAGACGACAGCAACTTTACTACTGACCACTACTGGATTGAAAACAAGGTTAAAGGATGCAGTGACACCTTGCCCCGTGTGAGAGAACAACACGGAAGAATTATAACTTTCAGGATTGACAACTGGAACGAGAAGAAGGCAAAGGCAAAGCTTACAACAAAGTTTGAAACAACTAAAGACTGCTACACCTATCAAGAGGGTAAACGAAACTTTTGGGAGGAAGACTTTAATTGTGACAGAGAAGCTTTAAAAGAGTTTATAATTTCTTGCAAGAAAGCAACAGACAAAAAAACAGAAGAATCAAAAAAAGAGAACAATGAAAAATAATATAGAAATAATCGAGCAGGAAGCTTTCGCTTCCACAATACAATTCAAAGCTAAGTTTATATATAATAATATAACTTATTGGGCGCAGGGCGTTTACTATAACGGCGACAGAATAACCGACATAGAAGTGTTCACAGCTGATGATGATGATGAATTTTACGGTCCGTATACTACCACAGATGCAAAGGTTTATGAAGCGGGCAGGCAAATTCTATACGACATGAATCTAGAAAAACATTTAACATATTAAATCATGAAAAATAATTTATTTAAACTATACATCGCCGACAGAGTTTCGGCGGTGTGTAAAAATTACGAGTGTGACGGTACGTCACGAGTTATTGCCTATCTACTGGCACAGGAACAAGAGGAGTTTAGAATTGTTACAGGGCACGTAGAATTAGGAGAGAAGCGAATCCCTCACATGTGGATTGAGTGGGCTGGATACATAGTAGATTTTAAATCTAAAATGTGGCTAGGTCCTGAAGCTTCGGAAGGTTTTTTCAAAGAGAGTAAACAAGTCTATGAGGAGTACACTGATGATAGTGAACGACTGGCTCAGGCTCACGATGAAAATATCAGGGTAGGAAAACTACTTCATGACGTCAAATTTAATTTCAAGAGACATGCCTAAATATACTGAAGAACAGCTGGAAAGTATAGCGGACCAAATTTTAGAAGCTAGAGCTTTCTGTAATAGAATATCAAAAACAGGATTTGGAAAGGTCCCTGAGAAGACATTTGACAACTTAATTATTAATCAATTTTTTGACACAACTAAAATTAAAAACGATGAGTGCACAAACAAGATTTGACAAAGCGGTTAAGACCGCACAAAAGAACGGAGCTATCGAGCGGGAACGTGAAGATAATATCCGAGAGCTAAAAAGAAATATTAATCTTTTAGGCTGGGACTATCAAAGGATGAGTTCTTCAGGACAGGAGACTTATGATATTATAGAGAAGTTATTAAGAAAAATTTAAAATTTTATTCACAAAAACTTGCACAGTAAAAAAAAGTGTTGTAAGTTTGAATCAGTTAATCATTTAAAATTTACACTATGTTAATTAAATTAATCAATTTTTTAAAGACGGCGCTCAAGAATTGGGCTGACCAAGACACTGCACCTGACTATTTAGTCATGGCAATTAAAACAACAGGCGGAGCCATAGTAGGATTAGGACTACTTAGAATCTTTTACGAGATGGGCACTAACCCTGAAGCTTTCGACTCTGTTGGAGGTTACATCGCATCTTCCTTTTTAGTATTGAGACAGGAAATATCTCATAGAGGAGGTGGTATAGAAATTTCCCTTGACAACTTCGGTTTTCAAGGGGAAAAAATGTCAGCATATCAAAACTATTTAGGTGGCGGAATGCTGGCAAGAATTGGTAGCGACTGCACCATAAAAAACTGGACAGACGACAAGCGTTTAATCGCTATTTCTGAGAAGCTTAAAAAATACTTCCATGAGCTGACTGTCCATGATGATGAATGGGAGTGGGAGACTTACGAGAGCAATCAACTTAAACCTTATTCAGCATTTTAATAATGAAAGAGCTAATGTTTAATCAAATTCATGCGTATATCCTGAAGGACAGTAAGGACAGGACGCTAGGAGAAGACGGGAGAGTAACTAAAGCTTTTCACAAAGCTAAAATGTTTAACACCGAGAAACAGGCAAGAGCTGAAATAGGCAGAAAATCCTCACTGAAGGTTTACGCAATCAGGCACCTTGTAGAAAAACTTCCCTCAGGGAATGGAGTACAATCAGAATTTATAGAAGAACTTATTAAATAAAAACATTATGAGCGAGTTAATCAAATGCGACATTTGTGGAGAAGACATAAACCCTGAAGACGAAGGTTACAGAATAGGGGAGAACCACGAAGGAAATGAAATTACTTTTTGTGAATCTTGTGACAATAGTGAACTTGAAGATGCCGCTCACTGCATCCCTTACGGGGTGGAGTGGGCAGACTCTGAAAAGTATTATTATTCACAACATTACAAACTGATGAACGAATATTACGAAGACATAAACCACACCACAGACTCAAAGAAATTTCCAATAGAAAAAATGTACTGGAAATCAACTGACGGCTGGCGTGGATATTTTGACTACGACTTCAAAGAAGGCTGGGAAACAATAGACGGCTGGATAACTGGATGGCTAGATGACAGCATTTCACATAAGCAAAGAATAATGGACTTTCTTCAGAGTTTAGCTGAAGACGAAAGTACGCATCCTAACTTCCCTCTTTGGGTTATAACAGTCAGGACCAGCAACGTTTTTTCTACTGCTTGCGATATACTGTTCAGAACAGAAGACAAGCCTAAGCTTGAGACGTATCTCAAGGCAGTTTTTGGCTGGGAAATAAACGACTTACAAACAGGATTAAAATAAGTATTAATATAAATAATAATAAAATGAAAATAGATAATGAACAAGCCAAGGAGTTAGCTTTGATAACTTCAATAATAATTCAAGAGGATATGTTGGGTGGAACCATATTTCAAACATTTGACCGAGCTTATGAACTTGCACAAAAATGGTATCATAAAAATGCCAAGCATAACATTAAGTGGGACAAACAAAAAATGGACTATGACGAAGCCATAATTCTCTTCGTAAACAATGAGTTACAAAACAAAAATCAATCTAATATTAAAATTAAATCTAATGAAAAAAATGATATTGTATATAACCCTAGCGGTCCTTACTAGCGGATGCTTTGCAACGGACCTTTCAGATTTAGACAGTCTGTATATTAACACAGAAGAAGGACTTGAAGTAAGTCCAGGACCACAACCTCCAGTCGTTTCAACAACGGCTGGGCAGACAACTGTTGATAGTGAATCGAACAGCGAAGAATCATGTGACTTGTTGTTTTGCGGGAACCTCAGCAGTTTAATGGACATGCACCGTGAAGGAGACAAGGTAGCCTTTGGCTATAACATGGCTCAGATAGAAGGCTTCTATCAACTTAAAAGCGAAGACGTGTGGAAGAGATGGTATGACGAACAGTACGGCGTAGAGAAACACGTATTTTTAGTCAGGTACATTTACGACAAAAAAGTAAACGGCAAGACTTTAGTTATAGAAACTTTCTACAACGACATTGATGGCAAGTTTGTTTTTGGTAGAGTTTTATATCAGGGAGATTATGATAATATGAAAAACTTCCTGATGAAGATTTACTATGAAAATGCGAGACCTGATTTTAATTCTCAGGAGAAGTTTAAAGACAATCCTAACAGTAAATATTTCAGCAACGCAGACAAGCTTTTAAAAACTTTAACAGGACACATAGAATCGTTATAATGAGCGTTGTTTCAAATAAACTAAAAATCTATGGAGAGCAAGCTGTTCTTCATAAGATTGATGATAAATTCACGAAAGTATCTGAGTACGACACTTTCACTGAATGGACTTTATCTGAGATATTAAACGAATCCAATTTATCTGAATTAACTTTTGTTGAAGAAACAGAAAACTTATCAGATAAAGACAAGCTTTACATGTTTGGAAGCTCATGGATTGACGTTGTAAATATAGAGTCAACAAGCGCAATGCTTACTATTGAATTTGACAGTAGTTGGAATCCCCCGAAGGCTTTAGCTGAGGGGGTTTCAAAAGCTTTTGATGTAAGTGTTAAGTTTGAATATTCGGACCCAATCAAAGATAAAGCGTCACAAATGCATTTTATATCTGGGTATCTGGAGTCGACAAAGAACTACACATATTTAGCTTATCATTACGAGGTAAATGGAGACGTAGAGTGTTTGTATGACTTGTTTCCTTTGTGTAATTCAGAAAAAGATTTGAAGCTTCAACTTCATGAAGCTGACGTAAATTTACAGCCTGAGCATTACGAAAAGGTTTTCGGAGCGTTTAACAATCTGAATGCCAGCGTTAAAGGAAATGTATAACTTTGACAACTATAAAAATATAAAACCGATATGACAACAACAGAATTTCTAAGTAGAATTGAAGAGCTAGATTTAACACGTAGCTCAAAAGTGAAACTAAAAAAGTTTTGGAGTGACAGAGCGCCGTCAATTTATAATATTGGCAGTGCAAACTTTTTGGACGAGGACCTTGTTTTTCATGCTTCAGAGTATGGAGACTTGAAACTTGATAAGGTTCTAGATACAATAAAGGAAAATGAGTATGAAGGCATAATACGTGTAGGAAGCTTTCGAGTGCACTACATACAGCCGACACTAGAAGGTTTTAATCTAGTTATTAGACAAAATCCAAAAAATGTTAGTAACTTGGGTAAATGGTTTTTTAACATTTTCTAAGATGGCTGGCAAGAAAGGTAGGATTATAATTGATAACACACCTTACGATGACAGAGGATTTTTGCTGACTCACGTTGAGGTCCTGAAAAAGGAAATCAGTAAGCTGAAAATTAAATGCGCTCTCTTAGAGGTAATGACACAAGATGCCAAAGCTAAATTAGAGAGACATGGAAGAAGAACAGCAGGAACTGTTTCAGCAGGACGTCAAAACACGTCAGGGAAAACTAAAGTATCTATTCGAGAGGGAGGACCAAAACAACGGGGCAAAGAAACACGTTCACAAAACAGAAACAAGTAGTGAGATTACATGTATTGAAAAATTTTACTACCCCAAAATATTATTGGAGCGTTACACGAAAAACTCGTTTGTTAAATACGACCTCTACAATACAAATTCTGATATGTATACACCAGTCAGTGACGAGCATATTGAATTATGCATGGAGCATGGGCTGGCTGTGTACAGCAGAACTCTTAGAATTTCCTCTAAGAAAAAGGCAATTAAAAAAATATTAAAAACAAAAAATAGACCTGAAAATTATGAAGAGATAGTAGAGTCTCTATCAAAAAAAATAGACTCAATTTACTTAAGTGGCAAAACAATAAATTTAAATTTAATAAAATGACAAAACAAAAATCTACATTTGAAACGTTGTTCTCTCTCAACGTAAATGAAAACACAGAGAAAAAAGGAAAATTAACTTACCTCTCATGGTCTTGGGCTTGGGCTCAATTCATGAAACACTATCCTGAATCAACTTACGGTATAATTAAAACAAGAGATAAGGACGGCGTGTGGCAACCCTATTCACTATCATCAGCTGGGCTCATGTGTGAAACTTGGGTGCGTACATCCCCTAGTGAGCCTAAAAAAACAATGTGGCTACCTGTTATGGATAATAACAATACAGCGATGAAGCTTGAGCCTTACACGTATGTAACTCCATGGGGCAAAAAACTAAATGTTCAAGCCGCAACCATGTTTGAAATCAACTCCACATTGATGAGGTGTTTGACCAAAAATCTTGCAATGTTTGGATTAGGATTATATATATATGCTGGCGAAGATTTGCCTGAAACTGAAAAGCAATCAACTAATACCGACACTAGAAAAGAAATTAAAGCAGGCACAGAGCTATTTAAGAAGGCTGTAAACGGCATTAAAAGTGGTAAAGGTAGCATAGATGGTCTATTAAAAACACACAGGCTTTCTAAGGAGGATTTAAAAACTTTAACAAAAGAGGTCAATGGATAAGTCTAAGCTAATTGAACAGCTCCAGGATGATGATAATTATTATGGAAAGCTAGGGCAAAGCTATCTGTCAAATTCAGATATTCTTGAGCTCATGAAGAATCCACAAAAATTTAAGATACAAAAAGAATCAGGAGAAAGAGAAGCCCCTAGTCCTGAAATGCTTTTTGGTAGATATTTTCATCAAGAAATTTTAGAGCCTGAAAAAACATCAGAGTGGGAAACTGTAAATGTTAAAAGCAGAAACACAAAAGCCTATCAAACTAAAAAAGCTGAGTCTAATTCTGACTTCTTGCTCGATGTTGAGGTTGAACAGGCAAAGAGAATGGCAGACAGGCTAATGAATGTTAAAGAGGTATTTGATATGATTGATATAACTCAATCAGATAAAGAAGTACCTGAGGTGGGTATGGTTCTGGATGGAAGCAGATACCTCTGGAAGGGAAAAGCTGACGTATTTAATAGAGAAAGAAATCTTGTTGTAGACTTAAAAACTACGGCAAGCATGAAAAATTTTAAAAACAGTTTTTATTCTTACAACTACCACAGTCAAGCTTACATTTATTCTCAATTATTTGATGCAAACTATCAGCTTGTAGTCATAGATAAAAACACTTTTCAAATAGCAATGCCTGAAATATCAGATTATGCTATTGAAAAAGGTCAGGAGCTTGTAAGACAAGCAGAAGAACAATACTACAAATATGTGGACCCCAAAGGAGCAGGGGAAGATGCTTCACAACACGTAATTAAATTTTTAATATAATGCAACAACAAGAAGAAAAGAAAAAAGACCCAATGAGACCTGATGGAATGATATTTTTTCCATCTAGACCAACACAGCCCGAATGGGCAAAAGGAAAAGTAGTAGTAAACAAGTATTTTGTTGACTGGTTACAGGAGGCTTTGAAAGACCCCACAAGACATAGTTTATACAAAGGAGAACCTCAAGTAAGGCTTGATGTCAACATAAGCAACTTAAACGGCACACCTGATAAACCTGAAGGATACATGAAGGTAGATACGTTTGGATGCGAGCCAGCAGGAACTACTGCAAAAAGCACTTCATCGGATGACGATGATTTATTTGGTTAATAATTAGTTAGTTTGGGGGAGGTAACCCCTCCCCTTTTTTTTTGAACCTTTATTTAATTTAAATGAAACAATACAAAACAGGTATGGAAGAAACTTCCCTTGGATTATATCCAACGTTATCGGATATAGACACAATCTACAAAAGGTACACTGATGTAGATTATTTAGCAGACAACAGAAAAAGAAGCACAGTTGATGTCAGAGCATTCTTTGTTAAGTTATGCCTTGATTATGCAGAAGAAAGCTTCGAGAAAATTGCTCAATACATGGGCAGGGACCACAGCACAATTTGTCACTACAAAAAGAACTTTGAGGTCTTTGTTCTGAACAATAAAAAAGCTTACAGATGTTATCTCAGAGCTGAACAGGAAATACTCGACATGTTTCCATTTCTTTTATCAAAATTAAAGGATAGAGAAACTCCAGTTGAGGAAGGTGTTACGTTGAATCAAATACAAAAAAAGTATATAAGAAAATTTCATCAAGCTAAAGTGAAAATTAAATTCTATCGTGACTACACAAAAAAATTAGAAGAGAAACTTAAGAAGTTTGATGTAAATGAAATCTAATTTTATATCTCTTAACAGAAAGATTAAAGACTGGAAGTGGTATAAAAGACCAAACACTTTTCGTTTGTTTATTCATATTCTACTCAAAGCTAATTTTAAAGATAAAGAGTGGGAAGGAATAAAAATAAAACGTGGCACTTTTATCACAAGTGCAGATAAATTAGCGCTTGAGCTTGGGTTGAGTAGGCAGAAAATACGAACAGCACTTCGACACCTAACTGAAACAAAAGAGATTAAGGTTTCAACCAACCCAATGCACACGTTAATCACTGTAAATAAGTACGATGAGTACCAAATCAAGGAAGGGGATAACCAACCAATAACCAACCAACAACCAGCTATTAACCAACCGATAACCACTACTAATAATGTTAATAAGGTTAATAATGTAAATAATGTTGCAGAAGACATCAACATCATTATTAAAAAGGTTTCTGAGGATGCATTGTACATAGAGCATTTATGTATGAAAAACAGTAAAAAACCATACATAGTAAAAAGGAGGATGGAAACTTTTAGAGATTTTCTACACGGCAAAGGACAATATCAGATAACTTTGCAAAGTTTTAAGAAGACCTTTGCGGGCTTTCTCAGGAAGAGTGAGCAAAACAGACACGATAACATAACAATGTAAGTATGGATAAAATAGATTGGGAACAAATTAGCCAGTTAATCAGCGGTAAATCAGGACAAGTAAAAGTTAAATGCCCCTCCTGTATTGATAGGCGAACAAATAAATCAGACAGAAGCCTAAGCGTCAATGTAGCTAAAGGTGTTGCTAAGTGCCATTATTGTGAAGCTATATCTATTAGAGAAGATGATAAGGTTGAGTTTACTTTACCTCCACAGCAATGGGAAAATCACACAAAATTTAGTGACCAGTTTGTCAAGTTTGCAGAGTCAAGAAGAATATCTCAGCAGACACTGGTTGATATGAAAATTACACAAGAAAAATATTATATCCCACAAAAAAATAAAGAGATGAACTGCTTTGTCTTTAATTATTTCGAAGGCGATAAAATTGTAAATAAAAAGTTTAGAGACTCAGCTAAAAACTTTACTCAATCAAAAGATGGAAAACCTATTTTTTATAACATAAATAATATTATAGGAAAGGATGAGGTTTATATCATGGAGGGAGAGTTTGACGTTTTAGCAATGTGGGAAGTAGGAGTAAAGAATGCTATTTCTGTTCCTAACGGAGCTAATGACAATGATAATTACTGGAAACACTCAGAAAAATATTTATCAGATGTAAAGAAATTTTATATTTGCACCGACAATGACGACAAGGGAGAAGCTCTTGCAGACAGAATAGCACACAGATTAGGACGATACAGATGCGAAAGAATTTTATTTCAAAACAAAGATGCGAACGGAGACCTAATAGATGGGGGAAAAATTGGTCTACAAAATTCACTATCATCAAGTCAAAAATATCCAGCAAGCGGAACATTCACCGCTGATGATATTTCTGATGA